CCGAAGCCCCGCTCTCACTCCCGAATCTTGACGAGCCCGACCAGGACGGAGAAGCGCCATGAGCCGAGCCCACAAGCACGCCCACGCTCAGCGCCGCGGAAACGGTCGCGCAGTCCGCCGCCGCGAGACCCGGTTCCAGGAGAAGGCCGCTCGCCAGGAGGCCCGGCAGGCGGTACAGATGGCACGACAGAGGCCGGCGTGACCCGGGCTAAGCCCAAGCCCAAGGCCAAGGTCATCACCAAAGCCCGGCTCCCGAAGCTCTCAAAGACCGAAATCCGCACGAAGCAGGCTTCGACCGTCTTCGACACGCCCCCAGACCCGAACCGCTTCACCGGCACCCGCGAGGAACAGGTCGCCGCCGCCTACGCGGCGAACCCGAGCCTCGCCAAGCCTCTGCCCCCGCTGCACAAGACCGCCACAGCCCTGCAGAAGGAGCTGATCAGCCGGACGCTGGCTCGACGCCGCTTGTTGCCGTTCGTGCAGCGCATGAACGAGCGCTACGACGCCGGGTGGGTGCATGAGGACATCTGTCGGCGCCTGGAGAAGTTCAGCGACGACGTGGCCGCGGGCCTGAGCCCCCGGCTGATGATCCTGATGCCGCCACGGCACGGGAAGTCGGAGCTGGCGTCCCGCATGTTCCCGCCCTGGCACCTGGGGCGGCACCCGGAGCACGAGTTCATCGCCTGCTCGTACAACCTGAGCCTTGCGATGGGCTTCAGCCGGAAGGTGAAGCAGGTGATCGACGACCCGGCCTACCAGGGCGTGTTCCCGACGAAGCTGGACCCGAACAACCAGAGCACAGAAGAGTGGGGCATCGCCGGCGAGCGCGGCGGCTACGTCGCAGCGGGTATCGGCGGGCCTATCACGGGCAAGGGCGCCCACGTCCTGGTCATCGACGACCCGGTGAAGAACGCCGAGGAAGCGGACTCAGCCGACGGTCGTGAGAAGGTGTGGGAGTGGTACTTGTCCACGGCCTACACCCGCTTGGCGCCCGGCGGCGGTGTGCTGATCATCCAGACCTGGTGGCACGACGACGACCTGAGTGGCCGCATCCAGCAGATGATGGTGAACGGCGCGGACGACGACATCGACCAGTTCGAGGTCGTGAAATACCCGGCCCTGGCCACCGACGACGAGTATCTGGACGGCGTCACCGGGAAGATCGTCAACGAGATTCCGCCGCTGGACGCCGACCCGGGCGGCACCACGTACACCCTGCTGCGCAAGAAGGGCGACGCGCTGCACCCTGCGCGCTACGACGCGAAGAAGCTCAACAAGATCAGGGCGCTGAACCGCAAGGACGACGGGACGGATGGGCGCTGGTGGAGCGCGCTGTACCAGCAGAACCCGGTGCCCGACGATGGCGGCTATTTCACGAAAAGCCAGTTCAAGCGCGCCCAGACGCCGCACATCAGCCGGTGCAACGTGTTCATCGCCTGGGACTTTGCGATCAGCGAGAAGAAGCAGAACGACTACACCGTGGGTTCCGTGGGCCTCCAGGACGAGGACGACATGCTCCACGTGGCCGAAATCGTGCGTTTCAAGTCCGCTGACAGTTTCTTCATCGTAGAATCTATTTTGAATCTGTCTGCGAGGTGGCCGAGTGCGAGCCAAGTCATTGGCTTTGAAGACGGTCAAATCTGGCGGGCAATCGAGGCACTACTCAAGAAGCGAATGCGAGAACGCCGGATGTACCCCGCCATCGTTGTGCTGCCGCCAATCACCGACAAGCTGGCGCGAGCGCGCCCGCTTCAGGGTCGCATGCAGCAGGGGATGGTCAGCTTCAGTTCGAGCGGCGAGTGGTTCGAGACGGCACGCAATGAGATGCTTCGTTTCCCGGCTGGCGTGCACGACGACCAGGTCGATTCGCTGGCCTGGATGACGAAGATGGCGATGGAGCGCGCGGCGCCCCGCAAGAAAGTTCACCCGAGCCTGCGGTCCTGGCGCGACAAACTGAAGCTCGCCGCCGGCGCCGGCTCACACATGGGAGCCTGAGATGAAACCGACCCCGATCGCACTCGCAGTCCGCCAGCTCATCTGGGAAATCCGGTACGCGAAGGAGAAGAACCGATGAGCCCCGCCGAGTTCGTGTTCTGGCTGCGCGGCTTCATGCAGGCCGAGCCCGAGCTGACCCCGGAGCGCCTGAAGGTGATCCGTAGCGTGCTGGAGGACGTGATAGTGTCCCCGCCCCCGCCCGCGCAGGCGCGTATCCAGGGAGTTCAGGACGCTTGGCGCACTGATCTGCGCCGCAAGCTGGAGGAGGAGCGCAAGGAGTTCCTGAAGTCCTTGCCGCCGCACAGGCCCTGGAGCGTGATCCCGACGGCTGGGTGTGAGCTATGAACGTCGCCGCCCAGCTCGTCGCCCGCTGCTTCGCGGCGCGCACCGCCGCTCACCTCGATCACCTCACCACCGAGAGCTACGCCCAGCACATGGCTCTCGGCGACTTCTATGACGCCGTGGCCTCCGGGGCGGACGAGTTCGCGGAGTGCTACATGGCGCTCCACGGCAAGTTCACCTCGGCGGATTTCCCACGCATCAACACGACGCTGGGCGCCTCCATCAACACCATCACAGACCTGCGCACGTGGATCGTGGACAACCGCGAAGAAGCGTGCGAGCCCCCAGGTGACAAGGACTCCGAGAACGAGCGCGAAGACATCGACTGCACCGAGTTGGCGAACCTCATCGACAACATCCTGGCAGTGATCGACCGCGCAATCTATAAATTGAAATTCCTCTCGTGAGTCACCCATGCCACTGAACACTGCCCTGTGCATGAAGACATGGAACAGGTACCAATGGGCGCGTGACAACGGTCATCAGCGGTTCGTCGAGAAGGCCGACAAGTGCGAGCGCTTCTTCGCCGGGGACCAGTGGGACCCAAGCGACGTGGCTCGGCTCAAACTGGCGCGTCGCCCGGCGCTGACGATCAACAAGATCATCAGCACGGTCGGCAACGTGATGGGCGAGCAGATTTTCAACCGCTCCGAGACGAGTTTCCGGCCCCGCGCCGGCTCGCCGGATGAGGTCGCCGAGGCGCTGACGAAGGTCTACAAGCAGATCAGCGACAACAACCAGCTCGATTGGAAACGCAGCGACATGTTCGCTGACGGGATCATCACGAGTCGGGGTTTTCTGGACGTGCGGCTGGGCTTCAAGGACAGCATGCAGGGTGAGGTACTCATCGAGAACCTGAACCCGAAGAACGTGATCATCGACCCGGACGGCGAGGAGTACGACCCGGACTCGTGGAGCGAGGTTTTCCTCACGAAGTGGGTCACGGCGGACGACATCGCGATCCTCTACAACAAGACCGACGCCGAGCTGCTGCGCAACCGCGAGCAGAGCTACTTCCCCTACGGCTACGACTCGATTTCAGCGCACCGGGACCGCTTCGGCGACCGTCTGAATCCGATGTACCAGGGCGACTACGACAACTCGTCCGTCCTGCGCAACATCCGCGTGATCGAACGCCAGCACCGCATGCTGGACCGCCAGAAGCACTTCGTGAGCGCCGAGGGCGACATGCGGGCGATCCCCGAGGACTTCCCGCGCGACAAGATCGCGTGGTTCGTTGAGAAGTTCGGGTTCACGGTGACCTCGAAGCTCGTCCGCCGCATCCGCTGGACGGTGATCGCCGACAACATCGAGCTGCACGACGACTGGAGCCCGTACAAGCACTTCACGCCGGTGCCGTTCTTCCCGTATTTCCGTCGCGGCAGCACGATCGGCCTGGTCGAGAACCTCCTGGGCAGTCAGGAGCTGCTCAACAAGGTCAGCAGCCAGGAGCTGCACGTCGTGAATACCACGGCGAACAGCGGCTGGAAGGTGAAGTCCGGCTCGCTGACGAACATGACGCCCGAAGAGCTGGAGCAGCGCGGTGCGGAGACCGGCCTCGTGGTCGAGACGAACGGCGACCCGGACACGGATCTGGTGAAGATCCAGCCGAATCAGGTGCCGCAGGGCCTGGACCGCATCAGCTACAAGGCTGAGGAGCACATCAAGACGATCTCCGGCATCAACGACTCGATGCAGGGCTTCGACCGCGAGGACGTGGCCGCGAAGGCGATCGACAAGAAGAAGCAGAGTGGGCAGACCGGGCTGGCGAAGCCCCTGGACAGCCTGACGCGCACCGACCACATGTTGGCGCGGAACATTCTGGACCTCGTGCAGGAGTTCTACACCGAGGAACGGCTCATGACGATCACGCACAACCGTGCGACCGGCGAGACTGAGACGTTCGCGGTGAATCAGGCCACGCCCGAAGGCACAATCGTCAACGACCTGACTCTCGGCGAGTACAGCGTGGTCACCACGTCCGTCCCGCACCGTGAGACGATGGAGGACAGCCAGTTCGACCAGGCTGTGGCGATGCGCGAGATGGGCGTGATGATCCCCGACAGCGTGATCATCGACTCCAGCCGCCTCCTGAACAAGAAGGACATCATCAAGGCGATGGAGGGCGACAAGGAGAGCCCAGAAGCCCAGGCCCAGGCCCAGCTCCAGCAGCGCGCACAGGCCGCTGAGGTGGCGAAGGTCGAGGCCGAAGCCTCCGCCAAGGGCGCGGACGCTGGCCTGAAGAAGGCGAAGGCCGACAAGACCGTCGTCGAGACCCAGGTGCTGGCGAACACGCCCATCGAGAACCCGAACAGCGGCGAAGACCCCGAGCTGGAGTACGCGAAGGCTGAGCATGAGGCGGGTCTCGCCGAGCGCGAGCAGGAGCGCAAGGAGCGCAAGGACTTCATGGACCACGGCCTGAAGCGTGAGGTCGAGAACAACAAGCTGCGCCTCCAGGCACAGGACATGGCAGCGAAGCGCATGGACGCCCGCGCTGCCGCTCAGGCACAAGCCGCAGCCGCGGCCCAGAAACCCCAACCCCAACGACAAGGACTCCGATGAAATTGCACTGGCTGCTCCGCGCTTTCCTCTGGGCGCTCTCTCCCGGCATTGTTGGCGGCGAAGGCGGCGGTCCCGTCGACCGCGGCGACGACTTCACCCCCACCGGCCCCGACGCCGAGGAGCCGTCACCAGACGACAAGGCTGCTGCCGACGAGGCGCTGGCCGCTGAGGTCGCTGCCGCTGAGGCTGCGAAGGCGAAGAAGGAGAAGCCCGCCGTCGAGCCCGAGGCTGACGAGGGCGACGAAGACGGGGACAAGGACAAGCCGAAGGCGAAGAAGCGCATCCCGCTGGACCGCCACGAAGCGATCCTGAGCAAGGAGCGCGACCAGCGCAAGGCGCTCGAAGCCCAGCTCGCCCAGTACCAGCAGGGCGCGAAGGTCGCGGACATCAACGTCGAGCTGACCGCTGCCGAGGAGAAGATCGGCAAGCTGGAGAGCGACTACGCCAAGCTGCTGGCTGATGGCGAGGTCGAGAAGGCCACGAAGGTGATGGCGGACATCCGCCGCACTGAGCGGGAAATCTCCGAGGCGAAGGCGGACATGAAGATCGCTGCGGCTACGGCCACGGCCATCGAGACCACCCGCTACCGCATGAGCCTGGAGCGGGTCGAGGCAGCGTTCCCGGCGCTGAACCCAGACCACGAGGACTTCGACGCCGAGCTGCTGGGCGACGTGGCGGACCTGAAGACCACGTACGAGCGCAAGGGCATGACGCCTACGGACGCGCTCCAGAAGGCGGTGAAGAAGCTGCTGCCGACCGAGACCGTCAAGCAGGACGACGCCGTCACGGTGAAGCCGAAGGTGGGTGCTGCGGACGCAGCCGCTGCGGTCGCAGCCGAGCGCAAGAAGGGCGCCGTGGCGAAGACCCTGGAGGCCACCAGCAAGCAACCTGCCAGCCTCGCGAAGGCTGGCATGGACAGCGACAAGGATGGCGGCTCGGTCAGCGCGAAGGACGTGCTGAAGATGTCGTTCAAGGACTTCTCGGCACTGGACGAGCAGACGCTCGCGAAGATGCGCGGAGACGTGCTGTAACTCAACTCACCCAAGGACTGACCATGAACCACATCCAATCCCCCGCACCTGTGACGCCTCTATCGAGGAGGAAATCCTCGCCAAGGGCCTGACTGCGCCGCGCATCACGCCGGCGGACATTGAGGACAACATCGAGGCCGTGCACTATTTCACTGCTGCGGACGGCGTCATCGCGGCTGCCGTGGAGAGCACTGGCTCCATCGGCGTGTACGGACCAGATCGCGGATCACCGCTGCATCTCCTGACCTTCTGCGTCTTGGTGCTCAAGAACGGCTTCACCGTCACCGGCGAGAGCGCCTGCGCCAGCCCCGAGAACTTCGACGCCGAGGTGGGCCGCAAGATCGCCCGCGCCAACGCCGTGAACAAGGTGTGGCCGCTGATGGGCTACGAGCTGAAGAGCAAGCTGACCGCCTAAACCAGGAGAACTGAAATGACCAAGCAAGTACGCATCGAGAACGCCGACCAAGCGCCCTACAAGGTGCTCGTGGAGGTGTGGGACAAGGGTTACCCGGAGGGGCAGCCCGACGTGCTGCAGAAAACTATCGAACTGAACCACCCAACGGCCATGACCGGCAGCGACTGCTACCTCACGAGCACGCGCTACCTCGTCGTGAAGGAAGCGCCGTAGGGTGAGATCGAACCTCGAAGATAGAACGGCCCCACGGGGCCGTTTTTCTTTGCTATAGTTCCGCCATCGTCAGCCTGCACGACAGCCAGGCACCCCGCGCGTCGGAGCGATATTCGACACCAAGAGTCGCAAGTCGAACCAAGAACGCAAAGGGGTAGCCGTCATGGCAGTGACCAATTTCAGCCTGCTCACCTCGGAACAGAAAACCGTGTGGAGTATGGATTTGTGGAAGCAGGCTCGTAATATGAGCTTCGTCAACAAGTTCCTGGGCAAAGGCCCGAACTCGTTGATCCAGCACATCACCGAACTGAAGAAGTCCGAAAAGGGCGCCCGTGCAGTCATCACGCTGCTGGCCGACCTGACCGGCGACGGCGTTGCCGGTGACCGCCAGTTGGAAGGCAACGAAGAGGCGATGCAGACCTTTGACCAGGTCATCCGCATCGACCAGCTCCGCCACGCCAACCGCCACGAAGGCAAGATGGCCGACCAGAAGTCGGTTGTTGAATTCCGCGGCAACTCCCGCGACGTGCTGGCCTACTGGCTGGCCGACCGCATCGACCAGATGGCGTTCAGCGCCCTCGGTGGCCGTAGCTTCGCGATCCGCCCGAACGGCTCGACCCGCATCGGCTCGGACCTGCCGAACCTGGAGTTCGCTGCCGACGTGACCGCGCCGTCCACCAAGCGCATGCTGCGCTGGGACAACGTGAACAAGGTGCTGAAGGACAGCGCCTCGGGCTCGAACACCAGCTCGGCCATCGTCAACACCGGCGCCGCGGTCAGCAGCGACTTCCCGGCTTGGCAGACCTTCGTGCAGCTCAAGGCGTACGCCAAGGACCGCTACATCCGTGGCGTGAACGGCGAGGGCGGCGAGGAAACGTACCACGCGTTCCTGACCCCGCAGGCGTTCGCCAAGCTGAAGGCCGACAACGACTACAACCTGAACCTGCGCCACTCGCAGCAGACCAGCAAGAACGACGCGCTGTTCACGGGTTCGAGCGTCAAGATCGACGGCATCTACCTGCACGAGTTCCGCCATGTGCCGAACGTGTCTGCCGGCATCAGCGGCACGAACATGTACGGCGCCGGTTTGAACCTGCCGGGCTCGCAGATCCTGTTCTGCGGTGCGCAAGCGCTCGGCATGGCCGACATCGGCGCCCCGGACTGGAACGAGAAGGGCTTCGACTACGAGAACAGCCAGGGCATCGCCATGGGCAAGATTCTCGGCTTCCTGAAGCCCAAGTTCGGGACGATCTACGAGAACAACACCGTCGAAGACTTCGGCGTGCTGTCTTGCTACGTGGCCCAGTAACCTGAAGGCCAAGGAGAACACACCATGAAGAAGCTCGCAAATCGCGTTGCCCAGAACGTCATGTCCCAGGAGTTCACCTTCGAGTGGAACGACTGGGTCATTGACTCCGCCGACGGTGCGAAGAAGACCCTCGGATCGACGGTCGCCCTGTCGAAGGACCCCGCCGAGTCCGGCCTCACCGGCCCGGTGGCGAACACCATCACCTTCGACGCGCTGCCGATGCCTGTGGGTGCGGTGCTGGTCGGCGGTGAGGTGATCATCGAGGCGGCGTACGCCGGCTCTACGGCTGCCACGCTCACGCTGGGCATCGCCGGATCGCTGACGAACATCTTGGCGTCCAACGACCTCAAGGCCGCGGCGAACACCCGCACCGCTCTGCTGTTGACCGCGGCTCTGACGTGCAACTCGGGTCAGAACATCCGCGCCACCATCGCCTACACCGTGGCAAACGCCACCGCGGGCAAGGTGCGTGTGCGTGTGCTGTACACGATCGACGGACGCGCCAACGAGATGGTCGGCGCCTGATTCACGGACCAGCCGTGACCCATAAGAACGGGGCCTGACGGCCCCGTTCTTCCACCAGCAACCACAAGGACCTGACGATGAAGTTCACCATGCCCCGCAACCGTACCATCGCCTCGACGTGCGGCCTGTCGATCGAATTCAAAAAGGGCGAGCCCGCCCTGGTACCCCCGGCCATGTACGCCGAGGTCATCGCCGCCGGCGGAGTCTCGGAGGACGAGATCCCCGAAGACGAGCTGCCGACGAAAGCTGCCACGCCCGCTGCGCTGGCCGAGCGCGAAGCCGCGCTGATGGTGGCGTTCAAGAAGATCGCGTTGCGCAACGACAGCAAGGACTTCACTGCTGGCGGCATGCCGCATCTGGCTGTGATCCAGGCCGAGACCGGCTGGCGCGTGGACTCGAAGGAGCGCGACGCCACCTGGGTGAAGTTCACGGCCGGTTCGGACCCGGACTAAGCCATGACGCCCGGCGACCTGCTCACGCTGTTCCGCTCCGAGGTCAGCGACGTTGCGACGCCGTACCTGTGGATCGACGACGAGTTCTTCAGCTATGCCGACGACGCACAGAAGCAGTTCGCCCGCCTCACCTGGGGGCTGATCGACAGCTCGACGACCGCCATCGTGGACATCCCGCTGGTGGCCGGCACGAACACCTACGACCTCAGCCCGCTGATCCTTGCCGTACGCGCGGCGCGCGTGACTGCCACGGGCCGCGGGCTCGACATCGTGAACCAGGAGGACATGCCCGTACGGCGCATGTACTTCGACGGCACGGAGGGCGTACCCCAGGCAGTGATCCTGGGCATGGACACGGACAAGATCAGTGTGTGGCCCGTGCCGATCGAGGATGAGGCGATCAAGCTCTCAGTCTTCCGCCTGCCGCTGGCGGACATCACCAGCGCGAACGAGACGACGCCCTTCGAGATTGCTCCGCAGCACCACCGGCACCTCCTGCTATGGGTGAAGCACCTCGCCTACCTCAAGCAGGACGCGGAGACCTACGACCGCATCAAAGCCGCTGAGTTCGGGGCCGCTTTCGAGGCGTACTGCGCACGAGCCAAGAAGGAACAGGACCGCTCGCGCCACAAACCCCGCTCCGTCACGTACGGAGGGATCTAGTGATCCGCATCTGCTTCCGCTACCCGGAGAGTTCAATGAAGCGCCACCTGACTGCCTTATTTCTCGCACTGTTCGCCTTGTTGTTGTTCGCCCCGATCCTGGCCCAGGCCGGCGAGTGCGGTGTCGGCGGCACGGCGAAAAACGTGGCGGGCATCGAGGTCACCAAGACCGACCAGGAGGCCAAGGACCAGCAGGCCCGCATCGGCTTCGACGGGTACTGGTGGACATGCCCGCCACCGAAGTTGGTTCCTCCTGTACTGCCCAAGCACTGCATACCCGAGAAGCACGAGGCATTCCGCACCTGGACAGTCGGTGAGAACCACTGCACCACTTGGCGCAAGTACGCCACATCCCCGACTGATCCTGCGCGTGACCGCGTGATCCTCGAAGGTCGCACCGATGTGTGGCAGCAGTGGACAGGCACGATGCGCGGCATGCTGATCGAGCGTTGCGTAGCCGGTGTGCGGCAAGTGGCCGGTGCGACGTGCGAGCCGGTCACGCATTGCGATCACAAGTGGTCAACTTCAGCGGATGGCGGCAAGACGGTCTACGTGATCGACGCCCGGCCGAAACCCGTGCCAATCGGCGAAACAGTGCAGGCTGTAGCGGCCAACGGTAAGACTCTCGACGTGAAGTGCACCGTCAACGGCTTCGTGAGCCGCCGATGAACTTCGATCACCAGCCGCAGGTAGCAGCCGCAGGTAGCAGCAGCGGCAGTGTGGCGAAGGACGCCGTGATCCACGAACTGAGTCGGGATCGCAAGTGACCGAACTCACCCTGGCCCCCTCCGATCTGGCGCGACTCCGCGAGGACGCCGAACTGCTGGCGTGGGTACTGGCGCACCCAGAGACTGCAGCCGAAGAGCTGGACGACGCGGCGGCGGGCGAAGGATCTGCCAGGGCCAACCTTGAACGGCGGCGCGACTCCACATTCACAGGCTGACATGGCAATCACCATCCTTGACCCCACCGTAGCCGCCGCAGTCGCTGCTGCCACGTCGCAAGAGGCCCAGCGCGCCGCGCTGCTGGCCCCGTTCGGCAGTGCCGATGTGACCGTGCGCGCACTCAACAGCGCCACCCTGCGCGAGACGATGACCTACGGCGCCTGGGTGACGGACAGCCTGACGCCACGCGGCGCCACGCTTGGGCCGCTGCTGGCCCGGTCTGTGGCGTCCACGGGCGCACCCTCGAGCTTCGTGTTCAGGGCCGGAAGTCTGGACGTGTTCAGCATGACAGGCGGCGTGTCGCCCGAAGCGGCCGACATCGTGCTGGTGTCGGGAATCAGTGTCTCTGCCCGCACGAACTTGTCAGACGGCAGCATGAGCAAGGTCACGGTGACGGCCAATCCAGCACTTGCCGTCACGGACGCGGTTGCGACAGCCTTCGCGCTCACCATCAGTTCCACCAGCGGAACGAACGGCATCGCTGTGACGCTCACGGTGACACCCAATGGCCCGATCCCTCCCGGCGGTGCATCGGTGACGCTGGCGGCCAGCAATGGCGGCACGCTGGGCACCACGAGCCTGTCTTTCACGTCCGGGTCGGTCGGTTCGCTGGGCACCACCCTGACACGTTCCACGGCTGGCACCAGCACGGTCACGATGACCAACAACAAGGGCCTTTCCAACAACGGCAGCCCGGTGAGTTTCACCAGCGTGGCGCCTGCTGCTGTTGGCCCGACCCTGGCGACCCTGACGCTGACCGGATCGGATGGCGCAAGCAAGCCGTTCACTGTAGGCCATGCCTTCAAGAAGGGCCATATCCCGGCCGGCGCGAGCATCCTGCTATCTGGCACCAGCGTGAGCGCTCAGAGCACGATCAAGAGCACCTGGCCGGATGGTTCGGCCAAGATCGCGGTCCTGGCCGGCACGGCGACGATCTCAGGCGGCACAGCGGCGCTCACCGTGTCGTCAGGCCCTGCCGCCACTGGCACAGTGCTGACCACGGCTGACCTGATCGCCACGGGTGCCACGGCAGTGGTCGATGCTGGCGCGTTCGGGGCAGCATCGTTCGGCGATACGGAGTGGGCGGCGCCGTTCCAGGCATGGATCAGCGGGCCGCGGATGTCGTCGTGGGTGTACCGCAAGCCAGTCGGGAGCGATGCCCACCTCGTTGCGTGGCTGGAAGTGCGTCTGTACGCAGGCGGACAGGTCGAGGTGTTGCCGTGGGTCGAGAACGGATACATCACGGTGGCCGGGCCGACCAACAAGAGCGATACCTACACGTTCACGCTGGGCGGGACTTCGATGTTCAGCGCGGCCATCGACCTGAAGCACCACCAGCGCACACCGCTGGTCAGCGGGACCGCGCTTTCCTACTGGCTGGGATCGGACCCTGCCATCGTGCCACTGCACGACGCGGCTTATCTGCAGTCTACAGAGTTGGTCCCAACCTACTTTGCAGCGATGTCGGCTGGCAGCGGTCGCGTGACGGCGCAGCCTACCAGTTTCACACCGCTGCAGGCCGGCAGCTTGGTGTACGACAGCGACAACATGGCCTCTGCCGGGTATCAGCACCCCATCGGGCTGTTGCCTGAGCATGACGTGCTGCATCTGGTGGCCCACGCATCTGACAGGCAGACGACATACCGCAGTGTCGTGTGGAACGGCTACAGCGGTGGCCGGTACGGCATTCACTACCGCGACGAAAGCACAAACCGGCCGCTGCGCTTCAGTCAGCATCCGACGCTGAACATCCGCAGCGGTCAAGGCTTCAAAGACACGGGCGGCAGCACGGGCAGCAATTACACGCCGGTCGTTTCCGGCGGCAACCCGCCGCAGTGGGATGTGGCACATAGCCCGAATCTGGGGTACATGGCATACCTGCTGACGGGCCGCTTCTACTTCATGGAAGAAGTGCTGTTCGTTGCGACGGTCAACTACCTGGGCAACGGTGACAACTCGCAGTTGCGTACCGGGTCACAGGGTCTTGTGCAGACCGCCACGCAGGCATGGCAGACCCGTAGTTGCGCTTGGGATTGGCGTTCGCGGATCATGGCTCTGACTGTCGTTCCTGATGACGACACCACGTTGCGCACCGAACTGATCTCGTGCGTCGAGTCCAACATCGCGCACTTTCACGGACGCTATGTGGCGCAGGCCAACAACCCGTTCGGCTTGATCTTGCCTGGCGAGGACGCCTATAGCGGCGGCGTCGACGAGGTCGCCATCTGGCAGCAAGATTTCGTGACAGCCGCATTCGGGTGGGCAGTGTCGCTTGATCTTCCCATCGGCACCACTCCAAAGTCGAACCTATCCGCGTTCTTCCAGTGGAAGGCGCAGAGCGTCACCATGCGGCTGGAGGCTTCGTCCGGGTGGTGGTACATCAACGGCGCCCCCTACACCATCAAGGTAGGCGGCAGCGTCAACCAAAACAGCTACAAGAATGGCACCGGCCCGTGGCCGGCAGACCCATCCGCTGTGTACGCCCTGACCTACGCTTCCCCTCCGGCATGGCTGGGCAGCACCGAGGGCACGCTGGCGTTTGATTTCCAGCCAAATTACGACGCAGGCGTTAAGGGGGTGTGGGGCAATCTGCAGCCGGCGCTGGCCTACGCGGTTCGGCATGGCGTGACTGGCGCGCTGGAGGGCTACACGCGCATGGTCGAGGCCAACAACTGGAGCACGTTTGAAACTGCGTTTGCTAGCCGCCCGGTGTGGTCGGTCAAGCCCTCAGCCGGGCTCTTGCCAGCGTGGCTTCAGGACAAGCCTCTCAACTCGTGGTTCAGCATCCCAGGCACGACAGGGGCTGGCGGCGCTTCAGTCGATGCCTACAGCGGATTCGGCCTGCGGGAAGACACCAGCGAGCTATTTGTCATGTGCGCTGGCGGGCATCTGGACTCTTCCGACAACCGGGTCACCAGCATCAACCTCATGGACGATGCCCCGACGTGGCTGCTTCGTGGCGAAACGATCCCTGCGGCCCTGGACGGCAACGCATCAGCAGGCGCTGACCGGCTGATGAACGTCACCCACTACTTGGACGGCAGGCCGACCAGCAGGCACACCTACTGGAACAACTTCTGGATGCCCGAGTTGAACCGGATGATCAGCGTGGGCGTGCGGGGCGAATACGCAGGCGCCACGGCCGGCGGCACGGCAATAGACGGCTTTAATCCTGACACGAATCGATGGGATGCGGCCGGGACATGGCCCGACACAGCCGGCGCAGACATCATCGGTATTGGCAAAGACGGGTTTGGAGACGTTTGGACCGCCCCGCTCCGCCACAAGTTCAGCCATGACGGCCTGTATACCAACCCGTCCACATCAGGATCGTTCCCAGGCTGGCGCGGCCCGGCCAGGTGGGACGCAAACGCGCAGCGGCTTGTCGTCATCCAGTTCGGTGACGGATTCGGCTACGGTACACCAGTGATCAATATCACGCGGATGAACCCGCTTAGCGGCGTTGGAGAGGCGATCTCCATTGCCGACAGCGCTGCAAAAACTCAGTTCATTGCTGATGCGCCGCTGAACGCTGGCTGTGATTACTGCCCGGACAACGGCAAGTTCATGTTTATCGATGGGCGCTCTGGCAAGCAGGGCCGCTTCTACTGGATCACGCCTAACTCTGGCACGACCTGGGACATGGAAATCGCCACATTCGCGGCTGGTTCGGCCTCACTCCCCGCAGTGGGAAACGCCGGCACCCTGTCGAAGTTCCTATACATCCCGAGACTGAAGGGCTTTGTATTCATGCCGACATCTGGAGCCGGCTTGTACTTCCTGCGCACAGCCTAGTCCACCAAACTAAACGGGCGAAAAATGACTGTCCTATATTCAAACGATTTTGAGGCTGAGACTACCTCGGCTGCGCTGCCGAACTGGGAGACTAGGGGTGGCGTCGGGTTGATTGTGTACGCCGGTACTACGGGATCGGCAGTGCCAATAAGCGGCACAAAACACTACGGTAGAAACAGCAATAATGACTCGTCGTTTTGGACTGGCGGATGGTCGCTGACAGATCAAGCGGTGCGGTGTGCGCAATCGCTGATGAGCAACGGGTCTTCGATTGGCATCGTTTTGCGAGCCGCATGGACAGACCAGAATTACTACTGTTTCTTTACGTTTGACGGCTCAAACATCTGGGCGAATATCGACATACGAGACAACGGCAGAGTGTCGCTTCACACCGCGGCGTCAGGTGTAGCAGGCACTGCCGGCGACGTTGTGCACACTGAGGCAAGGGCCGTTGGCACGTCAATTGAGTATCGTGTATGGGTTAACTCTGATGCACGGCCATCCGCGGCAACCGTGTCTGTCACAAACGGTCTATACACATCAGGGGCGCCTGGGCTGCGGAAGTACGGCGCGACAGGTCACGCCTCGGTTGACAATCTTGTCATTACTGACGCGACCGGCGGCGAGGATTACTGGTACGCACCTGTAGCCCCCACCGTCAGCGCGCACCCATCGGCGCAGTCCGTCACCGAGCCAGCCACTGCCGGGTTCAGCGTTACGCTTTCAGGCACCTACACGGGCATCCAGTGGGAATACAGCACGGACGGCGGCACCAGCAGCGCCGGCAACGTGCCTGGCGGGACAGGCGCGACCTCCACGTCCTACACCACGGGCGCAACTGCGGTCAGCACTGGCAGCTACCGCAACGGCTACCGCTACCGTGCGGTGGTGACGTGGAGCGGCGGGACGGTCAACAGCAACTGGGCCACGCTCACGGTGTCTGCTGCCGGTACAGCGCCGTCCATCACCGTCCAGCCGAGCAACCAGTCTGTGGATGCCGGATCGACCGCGAACTTCTCGGTCACTGCCACAGGGACTGGCACGCTCACCTACCAGTGGCAGCGCCAGCCCAGCGGGGGCGGCGGGTACACCAACATCAGCGCCGCAACGTCCAGCAGCTACACCACGCCAGCGACGACGATCACGGGCGGGTCGGCCAACAACGGCGACACGTACCGCTGCGTGGTGACCGGAGACACCGCACCGCCGGCCACGTCCAATGCGGCGACGCTGACCGTCCTGCAGCCTGTTGCCACCACCGTGAGCGTGACACTGACGACTGACGGCACGACCCCTGCGGCCAGCCTGACCGGCCTGAAGTGGGCCTTCTACGATCAGGTCACGCCTGACTTGTTCACTGCGGCACCTGTCGTCAAGGGGGCAGCAGAGACGACGGACGGCAGCGGGGTGTTCAGCGCCTCGATCACCGGCACGACGCTGCGGCAGGGTGATGTCGGCTACCTGATCGTCACCAACAGCAACGGCACGACGACGCAGGGCGCTGCGCTCAAGGCGTTTGCTGCACCTGTGGTGGTGGCCTGACATGCCCGCAATCTACGCCTCGATGCGCAGCGCCTCAGACGTGGCGCTGTACCCAAGCATGGGCGAGGCGCCGCCTGTCGTCATCCCCAACGCCCCGACTGGTGTCAGTGCCACCGCGACGGGCGGATCGACGGCCACATTCAGCCTGACCGACACCAACGGCGGGACGGCTGTCTACCGCTGGCAGATCAGCCTGGTGGGGTCTGGCACATGGGCCGACGCAGTGGGTGGCACGAACCCAGCCGTCAGCGCGACGTTCCTCGCTACGGGGGGCACGCCTGCGACCGAGTGGCTTGTGCGGGCGCGTGGAGAGACGGGTGCCGGCGACAGCGCGTGGGTGCAGGCCAGCACCAGTTTCTGGTTCGACAACACGGGCGTGGGTGGCGGGACCATCGGCGCGGCCGACACGACGCCCCCAACGCTGACCGGCAGCATCGCCATCACAGCCCTGACGGCGGCCAGCTACACGGCAACGTGCCCAGTGGCATCCGATGCTGTTGGCGTGAGCGGGTATCAGTGGCGCCTGGGTGGGTCTGGCGCATGGACAGATATCGCATCCGGTGGGAGAGTCGCCAGCTTCTCAGGCCGCACCCCGTCAAGCACCGACACGCTGGAGATGCGCGCCCGGGATGCGGCCGGGAACTTCTCTCCAGCCCTGACGACCAGCGTCACGCTGCTGGCTGTAGGCGTGGCGCCAACGGTCACGCTGCAGCCTGTCGGCGCAACGATTGTCGAGGGTGTCACTGCCACGTTCACGGCGAGTTTCGACGGCGTGCCGACGCCGACATATCAGTGGTACAGGGACGGCCTGGCGATCAGCGACGAGACGGGGCTGTCGTACAGCCTGGTCACTGTGCTGGCCGACAACGGGGTCATCTTCACTTGCGTTGCGACGAACGCGGCCGGGACCGTAACGACCGACCCGGTGACGCTGCTGGTGGTCCCGCAAGGATCGGCAACCGCATCCGAAATCTGGAACTACGTCCTATCCAACGGGCAGACCGCTGAGGTGAACGTCCTGGCGATCCGCACGCTACTTGAGAGCATGCCCGCCTCGGCCATCGCCGACGCAGTGTGGGCGAAGGTGCTGCCATGACAACCGGCGCCCGTCTCGTTTCGCTCTCCGGGCTGTCGAGCGGCACGGCCATGGCGCATCTGCTGGCCATCGTCACGGGTGGCGGCTCGGGCATGATCGTGAATGACGGCATCGCAGTGGAGATGGCCCCCATGGAAGTAGAAGCGCTACTGGCGGACGTACCAATCGTGGCTGAGCTGTAGGACACAGCCACCCTGGTCGAAGTTGCATCCGCCGAACCAATCATCGTGGAGATTTGCGAATGACCGACATCACCCGCAAGCGCGGCGACACCTACGCCGACGAGTTCATCATCAAGAGCAAGACCACGAAGCTCCCGATCAACATCGCGGGGTACACGTTCACGCTCACAGTGGACCCGTCGAAGACCCCAGTCGATGACGCGGAGAACCTCTACCAGCTCGCGGGGACGATCCTCGACGCTGCCAACGGGCGTGTCGAGTTCGCACCCACTGCAATGCAAGCCGACCAAGTCGGCGCGTTCTACTTCGACGTGCAGATGATCGACGGTGCAGGACGCAAGCGCACCATCGAAGGCGGCAAGTACAAGTACGAGCAAGACATCACAAAGACCTGACAAAATCGAAGCTCGAACATAGATCGGAGTACGACTTGAATGCACACACAGACAACGCGCCCCTCGATTCGCCAACGCCACCACGGCGGAAACCAGTCTTCGATCCGACCATCAACTTGGGGCACATCCTGACGTTCCTCGGCTTCATCGCCGTCGGCGGCGGGGCCTACCTGAACATCGAGAAACGAGTCACGGTGCAGGAGGTTCGCAGCGAGCTGACCTACCGCGCCATGGAAGAAGAGAAGGGGCGTAACAACTCCAACCTCAACGAGATCAAGAACGACATCAAGGAAGTCCGTCGCGGCATTGACGAGCTGCGCAGCAACAACAGCAACACCGGCAACGGAGGCCGCAAATGAAACTCGTAGCTGACTGGAAGAAGAGCTGGACGTGGTTCAGCATGTGGGCCGCGTCGGTCATTGTGGCCTGGGGCTTAATCCCCTACGAAGGTCAAGTGGCCATCGCCGCGCTGCTGCACATCCCCGCCCCTGCGATCCCTGCCGTCCTCGGCCTCATGGTCATGGCGGGCCGGCTGACCAGTCAGACGAAGGCACCCGAGTGAAGCTCGCCCTGCGACGCACTGCGTACACGCTCAACAGCACCATCGGCGAGCTGAGCGTGGACGGCGTCTTCGAGTGCTACACGCTCGAAGACATGGTGCGCAACAACGGGGTGAAGGTCTACGGCAAGACCGCCATCGACCCAGGCACGTATGCCGTGGAGCTGACCCGCAGCCCGAGGTTCAAGCGCATCCTGCCGCTGCTGATCAACGTGAAGAACTTCACCGGCGTGCGCATCCATCCGGGCAACTCCGCCAAGGACACCGAAGGGTGCATCCTGGTCGGGCGCGTCAAGGGCATCGACTGGATCGGCCAGAGCGTGGCGGCGTTCGACAAGCTCTTCGCGAAGCTGGACAACGCCATCAAGTGTGGCGACTCAGTCTCACTGGAGATCACATGATCGCTGTCTATGCCGCCCTGGCCTCCGCTGCCGTCTCGCTCGCCCTCGGCGGCTGGCTCGGCGTGCGATGGGAAGAAGGCAACCAGGCCATCGCCCTGAAGGCCGCGAACGATGCCCGCAAGGTCGCCGAACAGAACGCTGCCGACGTGGCGCTCACTCACGCCAACAATACCGCCGCGATTGCGGCCCAACTAGGAGACCTCCGTGTTCGCATCCGCTCCCTCACGACTGGCCGTGATTGCCTCAGCGCTGCTGCTGTGCGCGTGCTCAACGACGGCTCCGCCCCCGGTGTGCCCGCCGCTGCCGCCCAACCTGCAAGTGCGCCCGAAGCCGCTGCCACCGATCAAGATGTCGGGGACGCCCTTGCCATCTGCCGCAGCGGTTACAGCCAGCTCTCCGAGCAACTGAACGCCATCCTCGACATCACCACAGCAAATTCGCGGCACTGACCAGTGGCGGGTGTCGCCGCAATACGGTAAAGGATCGGAGCCGTTACCCAACCCGCCTCAGCGCCGCGCAACCGAATCCTTGACCGGGAACCGCGGCGCACCCATCTAACTTAGAATCAGCTAACCCCACAGGAGCCCACCATGGCCAACGCTCTCTACGCCAAAGGCAAAGAAAAGCTGCTCAGCGCGACGAGCGCGATCAGCCTGGATACGGACACCATCAAGGCGTGTCTGATCATCAACACGTACGGGCAGAACCTGTCTACTGACGAGTTCTACACGTCGATTAGCGCGTACCTCGCAGGCGGCGCAAGCGCGACGATGAACACGCAGACGCTCGGGACCAAGAGCATCACCGACGGCGTGTTCGATGCGGCCGACATCACGTTCCCTGCCGTCACTGCCGGCGCGACGTGCGAAGCCGTCGTGCTCTGGAAAGACACTGGCGTCGCCGGCACCTCACCGCTGATTGCTTACATCGACACGATCACCGGCTTCCCGCTGCTCACGAACGGCGGTGATGTGACGGTGCAGTGGGACAACGGCGCGTACAAGATTTTCAGCCTGTGAGCTGAGCTGTGCCCACCGTCAGCGGCGTGATCTACGACTCGACGGCGAGCGCTGTCGCCGGTCGAACGGTGCGCGCCTACCGGCGCGACACTGGGGTGCTGCTCGGCTCGGCGGTCAGCAGTGACGGCAACGAGACCCCGGGTGACGCGAGCTACAACAGCACCGAACTGCTGATCCGCTGCGCCGGGGCGGACGACAGCACGGCGTTTACGAGCGAGGCGTACGTTGCGCGGGCAATCAGCAACCCATCGAGCAATGTCAAGGTGAAGACCGGGGTCTCGCCGCCCGTCGGCGGAAACTCAGCGTACTTCAACAACTCGACCTCGACCTACCTCACCGTCGGCGCAGCAGCGGACTACAACTGGTTCTCGGCGATGGACGAGTCGTGGACCTACGACGGCTGGGTGTACGTCTCGAACGTGACGGGGACGAAGGCCCTGCTCACCAAAGGCACGAACAACAGCACCATGGCAGCGCCGCTCATCACTGTGAGTGGCTCTACCTTCTACTGCGATGTCTACAAGTCGAGCACGTACGGCAGCGGCGGCGGGGCCTCGAAGAGCGGCATCACGGCGACGACGTGGCAGCACGTCATGGTCACATACGACAACACTACGCGCACTCTCAAGGCCGCGGTCGATGGCGTGTTCGGTGCTGGCGGAACCGTCGTCGCCAGCTCGAACTTCTCGACGGTGAACGGGCAGCTCCTGACGATCGGGCGATTCAGCGACGCTTTCTCCCCGATGGACGGGTACATGGCACAGATGCGGCTGACGCGCGGGATCGTGCGCGAGACGGCGAACTTCACTCCGCCGACGCTCCCCGCCTACGCCAATCTCTACGTCGCCGCCACGCCGCTTGGCAGTTACAGCATCGACACCGCCGGCCACACTGGCGAACTCAACGTCATCGCGCTCGATGACGTGGCAGGCTCGACAGAGAACGACCGCATCATCCGCACGACGGGGGTGTAGCCATGAGCTACACACCGCCTGCCGGCGACGAAGCGGATCTCCAGTTCGCAGGGGCCTACGTCCCGTTTGCCGGCGACCGCGCCGACCTGACGTTCGAGGAACTGGCCGCAGGCGTCACCCGCGCGCAGGGGATCTCACCAGCAACTCACTTCGGTTCACCGAAGGTGCTGGTCTCAGCCATTGGCTGGCTCGCGACTCACTTCGGCACGCCGTTCACGAGGGTCTTCACATACGCGAGCGGGTTCACGTCCACGACCTTCGGTGCGCCGCGATGGGGCGTCAACACTCAGCACACCGCCGCTGCGCCCTCGACGGCGTTCGGCACCGCGGCCATCGAGCCGCACGTCATGCCGATCTACAGCACGGTGTTCGGCACCCCGAACTCACCGTACCTGCAGACCGGCGTAGCCACCGGCTTCTTGACGACGCAGCTCGGCCCCGACCCGAGGCTTATGACCGTCGGGTATGCGCTCTCCTCGCCGCCGAGCACCGTCGTCTCCACGGCCTACACCGCCACCGACCAGACCGCTGAGGCCAGCGGCACAGCATTCACGAAGTTCGGCACGCCGTTCTACGGTACTCCGCCGGGGATCATCATCAACTGGCGCTGCGTCGCTCGTGGGTGGGAGACCACGAACTTCGGCACACCGCGCGCACCGCACACCGTCGCGACCCAGGCGACTGGGTTCCGCTCGACCCGGTGGGGCTGGCCGAAGGGCTTCTCGCTCGGCGCCTTCTCCCGGCTCGGTACGCCCCACGCGATCCGGGTGCAGCCCACCACCGGCTGGACGAACACCGCGTTCGGCACACCGCATGTGGTGTACGTCGCGGCGCCAATCTATGACACGGCCTTCGGCGCGCCCGCCGCCAAGGAAGGGCATCTGGTCCTGCCTCGCGCTCCGCGCACGCGCTTCGGGAACCCGGCCAGCTTCATCGGCGGACACATCGCGTTCGGCATCCAGCTCGGGCGCTTCGGCCAGCCGTCAGCGTCCAGCGCGCTCAACCGCAGCGCGTCAGGCTGGACCTCGACTGCGCACGGCGCGCACACTGCGCGGCTGACCTACAAGGCCACCCACATCCCGCCGCCGAACAAGATGGGCGTGCCTCTGCTGCGAAGGAACACGACATGCTGAAGTTCGAGAAGTTCTCCGGGATCGACAACGTCGCCCAACCCCACCGCCTGACGAAGGATCAGCTCACCGTCGCCGAAAACGTGGACATCGGCCTGAGCGGCGAAATCTTCCGCCGAGGTGGGTACTCCGGTGCGTCCGGCGTGTGCCACAAGAACGTGTGGCAGGGCAGCGGGTTCATGCTTGCAACGACCGACGGCGGCGACCTCGCCGTGACGACAGGCGCGACGCAGACCGTGCTCTACGCCTCGCTCGGCATCGCCCGGGTCTGGTACTGCAACCTGCCCGACGGGCGGACGACTTTCAGCAACGGCCTCATCAACGGGATCACCGACGGCGCTGTGACGACGAAGTGGGGCGTGCCTATCCCTTCCGGCATCGGCGCCGTTACCGACGTGGCCGGCAACCTGCACCCCGGCAGCTACCAGTATCAGGTCACGCACGTGCGCTCTGCCGACGGGCTCGAAGGTCCGCCTGCGTACTCGAACCCGGTGCCGCTGCCCTCGGGCGGGATCGTGCTGACCGGCCTGCCTGTGCTGGCGGGCCACACCACGAACGTCTACATCACCGGGCGCGACGGCGGCACGGGCTACTACGCCGGCAACACAGCGAACGCCGCCTTCTCGTTCACGGGCACGAACGAGCAGCTTGTGCTGCCGTGCCGAACCGAGTTCCTTGACGTGATGCCCGTCGGCACCGTGACGGCGTTCTGGCGCGGGCGCACGCTCGTCGCGGTCGGCCCGACCCTGTACGCCTCGCAGCCGAGCCAGTGGGAGCTGTGCGACATGCGCAAGAACTTCAAGCAGTTCAGCGGCGACATCACGCTGATCCAGCCTGTCGACGGCGGCATCTTCGTCGGCACGACGAAGGAGTTGGCATTCCTGGCCGGCACGGAGTTCGACAAGCTGAGCTACGAGCCGAAGGTGGTGGGCAGCACCGTGCTCGGCTCGGGCGTCTCTGTCCGCGGCGAGCTGATCAAGCAGCGCGAAGGCGCTGCCCTCGGCACCGCCATGATCTGCATTGCCGACGGGGTGCTGACCGCGGGGTACAGCGACGGCAACGTGGTACGTATGACGGAGGGGCGGTACGAGACAACTGCGACCGAAGTGGCAGCGACGTTCCGCATGATCGACCGCATTCCCCAGTACATCGCCATCCCGCAATGAGCCTGCTCAATCCTCACTGGGCTGCTATAGGCGGCGAAGCCATGTCGGGGAAACCACCCCCGACACTGACTGTGCATGCACCGCCCGGGACAGAGTTGAGCGCGGAGCAGCTTACGGGGGTCGTCCACGCACACAAGTTGTTCTGCGACGCGATCCGGGTCTCAGTAGACCCCAACATGGTCCACGTGGACTATTGCATGCTCTCTGACGGAACGCAGATCCAGCTCACTTCGATCCAAGGTGCGCACGAAGTCTCGGTGTGGCCGTCAGGCGTGAAGAAGCCAGAGCCTCCGTACCGGGGCTTCGTCATTCGCCCGATCAGGACGGACAACCCCGCTTTCTCGTTCCCGAACAGCAACGTGCTGCTGCACTGCGTCCCCGACGACGCAGAGGTGCTGCACTGGGAGCCGTGGCTCTCCCCGTACCGGATCGGGAAGGACGAGATCCAGATTGAATACTTCGTTGACACCGAACGCAAGATATACGACGAGAGCGTAGCCCCGAGGGCGGACGCACGGTACTTCGACACGTACACTCGCGACGGCGAGAAGATTTACAGAAACGCCGAGAAGGAAATCTACCTCGCCGTCCCCGCCGGCACCCGCGTGCCAGTCCGGGCGAAGAGCATCGACGACGTTGCGTGGTTTTCGATGGGCGAGTCCGAGCTGCAGCGCATCGTGTTCGACCCGTCGAACCCACCGACGCTGTCCCCGCTGTGGAGCCGCGCAGAGATCGAGCCGCCGTTCGCTGGACTGTTGACTTACTCTGGAGGGCGACCGACAGAGAACATGATCGAGTACATCGGCTACAACGTTCGAGAGACCACCTGGGACACACGGCGCCGCGCGCTCGGACTGCTCACCGCCGCGCCATGGGTGACGGGGGCGACGGTCTTCGTCCAGTATTACCGGCTGACCCCGTTCTTCCCGACGGGCGGGTGGGTGTCGGACAGCTACGAGATCCCCACGCTCGCGCCGCTGCGCCCGAACACGGACCCAGAGTCGTACTGGCTCGGCACGGGGAACACCAGCGGCAAGATGTACGCGACGGATATCTCGTCTCCTGACTCCCGCACGCAGCTCGACTACGTCAAGCTGCTGACCGACTCCAGCACCGTACCGATGTTCGACGGCATCAGTGCGACAGTTCGGCGCGAGGTCAACCTCGACGCCCACCGGACGAACGGCATCGTGACGTGGTGGAACGAGTGGGCGGCAGGACCGATGTGGACCGCTTCGATCAATGGACCAGTGGTAGGCGAGTACCCCGACCAGTACACCGACTGGACCGGGTACATCTACGTCCAGGGGCCGCGGGCGCCATCCCCGAACTCCCCTGGCGTCGGTGCCGGCTTCCGCTACAGCATCAACACCCAGGAGGGCGGCGGCGACCTCAAGCTCGACGAGACGGCGGTCGCGGAAATCCTGATGACGAGCCCGGAGAGCCGCATCAAGACGATCTTCAGGACCGAGTCGATCCGGAACCTCGACCAGATCGAGAGTACCCACGACAAGCGCGTTTGGACTGGGGTCTATGACGGGTACGCCGGAGACGGCACCGGCAACAACGGGCACTACGTCCCTGAAGGGTTCCACGTAGCTGACGAGTGGACCAACATCAGCGAGTCCTTCGACGAGTTCACGGAGACGACGACCTTCAACTGCGTCTCGCGGGACTACCTGCTGGCCGACACGGTCAGCCATGTCTACGTCTACATCGAGGGCGTGCTCGTCGGGAGCCACGTCAGGCACGTGGACTACGACACCCCGGCGAACGACTCGTCGGTGAGCGCGTGGACGCTGCAGATTTACCTCGTCGCGGAGTTCGCCGACCAGGAGGTGCGCCGGCTCATCAAGACAGCGACGGGCCCCGAAGCGCTCGACGCAAAGCTCCTGGTGCCGGGTGATATCACCCAGACATTTGCGAACCGCGTCATCCGCTACTCCAGCCCGACCGGGGCGATCCCGATCTTCGCCCCGCTCTGGTTCGACCAGGGCGCATGCCCTTACATCGCCTACACGACGAAGGCAGAACTGGAGCAGGAGCTGCCCGACGGCACTCCGGAGATCGTGCGCAAGCAGCTCAAGAAGTTCCTGCTGTCCCTGCGCTTCCGCCTGCTGGTGTCCTCACGCCCGCTGTTCGCGGACCCAGCACCCATGTCCGCCGTCGATCTTGCTCTGTACGTGCCAATGCTGGAGCAGATGTTCGGCGCAGTGTGGGAAGGTATCTCGTTCTACAAGCTGGTCGAGATTCTGGAGTCCGACAGGTTCACTGTGAACATCGCCTTCCCTGATGAAGACGTGCATGCGAAAATCGGCATCGCCGACGCCAACCCCGAGTCGAGGTACTACCGCACATGAACACCATCGTGATGAACACCATGACCGGCGCGGTGTCGGAGTACAGCGCCTTCGACTTCCAGAGCATCACACCGACGCACGCGGGCAGCGCTACGGGGCTCTTCCTGCTCGGTGGCGCGCTCGACATCGACGCGCCGATCAGCGCCCGCATCCAGACCGGCAAGACTCAGTGGGGCGGCTCGCTGAAGAAGTTCGTGCGGAAGCTCTTCTTCGGTCTGAAAGGTGAGGGCACCTTCACCGCGCACGTGAGCGGCGAGAACGACGACTACGAGTACGACTTCCCCGCCATCGAGACGGGCGAGTCTCGCGCGCAACCCGGGCGCGGGATCAGAGAGACCTACCTGTCCTTCGGCCTGTCGAACACCGACGGGCAGGAGTTCCAGCTCGACAACATCGAGGTCGAAGAGACGACCTCTACCACCAGGAGGGTTTGATGCCCGGCGCCTCAGCACAAGTCTCGTCGGTCTTCTCACAAGCGGCGGCTTACGCCTCCGCTGCGCAGACCGCCGTCAACGCATTCACAAGCGCACTGTCCGCCTCGATCTACACCGTGCCGACGATGGACGTGGTGTGGGATTCCCCCGCTGCACCGACTCTGCCGTCCGTGCCGACCGCCCCGACGCTGCCCGACATCACCTTCGTCGCCCCGGCAGCGACGCCGTCAGCGCTGGCCCTGGCCGAGCCCGGCATCACCATCGACGACTTCGTCACGTCGGAGCCCACGCTCACCTTCCCATCGGCCCCGACGGTCTTCTACGACTCGGCCCCGCTGGTCCCTGCCGTCGCCGCAGTGACTGTGCCGGCGGCTCCGACCGTCGCTGCCGTGACCCTGCCGACGATGCTCGCGCTGAGCACGATCACCGTGCCGACGATCGATCTGCACGAGAGCTGGCTGACGCAGCTTGAGACGATCCCGACGCTCTCGCTGCTGGCGCCCACACCCTACAGCTACAGCCGCGGGGCGGCGTACGCCTCAGACTTGCTGGCTGACGTGAAGGCGAAGCTCGAAGAGCGTATCGCTGGCGGCACCGGCCTCTCGGCTGCCGTCGAGCAGGCGATCTGGGACCGCGCCCGCGACCGTGAGACCCGCACCGCGCAGGCGAACATTGATCAGGTCGCGCGTACGAACGAGGCGCTGGGCTTCCCACTGCCGAGCGGTACGCTGGCGTCTCAGCTCCGCGAGGCAGAGCAGAACTACTACGACAAGCTGTCGGAGTTCTCGCGTGACGTGAGCATCAAGCAGGCTGAGCTGGAGCAGGCGAACCTGAAGGACACGATTGCCGCCGGCATCCAGCTCGAAGGCCAGCTCATCGACTACTCGTGGAAGATGGAGAACTTGGCGTTCGAGTCCGCGAAGCAGTACGCCGAGAACGCGATTCAGATCCACAACGCCGCCATCGAGAAGTTCAAGGCGCTGATTGACGGGTACCGCGCCTACGCCTCTGCCTACGACACGATCATCAAAGGCCAGATGGCCGCGGTCGACATCTACAAGGCGCAGCTCGAAGGCGAGCAGACGAAGGCGAACATCAACACCGCTCTGGTGCAGCAGTACAAGGCGCAGATCGATGCCGGGCTGGCCCAGGTCGAGGTCTACAAGGCTCAGGTGCAGGGCGCGCAGACCCTGATCCAACTGGAGCAGACGAAGGTCAGCGCAGCTGCCGAGACGATCCGCGCCTACGTCGCCCAGGTGAATGCCGAGACCGCGAAGGTCGAAGCGTACAAGGCGTCAGTGCAGGCCGAGTCCACGAAGATCGAAGTGTTCCGCGCTCAGGTCGAAGCGTACAAGGCGAAGGTCGGCGCGCAGGCAGATCAAGCCCGCGCCGAGGTCAGCCGCTACTCCGCGCTCTTCCAGGCGAAGGCGTCCGAGTGGGAGGGCTACAAGGCCCAGGTCGGCGCCGAGAGCGAGCGCATCCGTGCACTGGGCATCCAGTCCAGCTCGCTGCTCGACGGCTTCAAGGCCGAGGTCGGTGCGGTACAGGCCGAAGCCGAGATGGCGACGACGGTGTGGAAGGGCACCGTGGCCCAGTACGAAGCCGGCCAGAACATCGCCATCCAGACGGCGAAGTTCAACACCGATGCCTTCATCGCCACGAAGACCGCGGCCATGGAGGCAGCGAAGACCGGCGCTCAGGTGTACTCGCAGCTCACCGCATCCGCCTACAGCATGATGCGCGCCTCGGCCGCCATCCAGGGAACGGACCAGATGGCGGTGCAGTTCCAATACTCCGGCCAGACCTCATCGTCAGTCAGTCCGACCACCTCGCTTGGCTGACAGGCAAGAGGTCTGCCGGACACCCGCACGAACTACAATCTAAGCTCTAACACAGATCGGACAGAGACATGGTGCAGCCAGCAAACGAAGCAACCGGCGCGAAGTCCACCGGCTGGTTTAAGCGCACAGCGAACGCGCTGCGAAATCCCGTTCAGACCCTGTCCTCGGCAATGCCGACGGTGCAGGGAGCGAGCAAAGCCGCCGGGGCAGCAACAGCACGCTTTGGCCCGGCGGCGGCGGGTGCCGGGGTCGTCTCCCACCTGAACGACTTCAAGATCGACGACCCGACGAACGACTCCACTGTCGGCGGCACGTTCAACGCACTGCGCAAATCTAGCGTGGCGGACGCAGTCAGGATGCTGAACCCTGCAGCTGCGCTCGGCGCTGTGGCTGGCGGCGGGCTAGGCGACGTAGGCCGAAGCCTCAGCAAGGGCGCGCTCGAAGCAGGCATGGACCTGGGCTCGGCGGCGGCGAACGTCGCCGACATCTTCGTACCCGGCAAGGCTCCGGTCTCGACGGCGTACAACAGCTCGTTGCGTGAGAAGTTCGGCGATCAGCTCGTGGACCGCACCGGCACGGCCCCGGCTGCGCTTGCGCCGCAGCCCCAACCGGCCGCTGCCAAGGTCAACCCCCACTACGGCAACGAACACCTCCGCGCACCCTCCGCGCCCGCAACTACACCCGAGGCGGCACCAGTCAACCCCAACGGCGTCATTACGCGCGGCCCAGGCAACAGCTACTCGGGCACTGCCAACGCAAAGGCCGGCGCCGACATGGTGGACCCGCAGGGGGCTGCACTCGACGCGGCTACAGGCGTGAAGAGTGGAGCCCGTGCGGGGTACGGTGTCTCGACGATCGACGGCATCGGTGTCGAGGGTCACCTGCGCCAGCTCGCCAACATCCGCGCGCTCGGTGGACCCGGCGCAGGCGAACCTATCAACACCGGCGCCGCGGGCTTCGGCGGCGCCACGCTGAGTAGCGCGCTCCGAGAGAAGGTCGAACGCGAGAAGACCCCCAGCATGAACGGCCTGTCTGCGCAGCAGGCCGTCGCGGCGCAGCAAGGGCAGCGGCAGCTCGCGCAGGGGTTTGATCTCGCCCAGATGCAGAACGCCACGGCCCAGGCCGGGCAGGCGAACCAGCTCCGCACGGCGGAGATGAACAACGCCACGCTGCGCGAGAACAACGCAAACACGGCGCGCGTAAATCTGCGCGGGCACGAGCTGGACTTCGAGCGTGGCATGGCGCCCATCCGGTTCCAACAGCAGCAACGTGCGCAGATCGCCGACCTCCTGAAGAGCACGAACGGCGACCCGGCAGCGGCGGCGCAACAGGCGCTTGCCGCAGGGCGCGTCGATCTGGCCGAGACCCTGTCGAAGCCTGTCGCCACGATGCAGGGCGAAGCGGAGAAGCGCGACGGACTGATCGAGAACAAACGCAAGGAGATCGCTGCCGGTGTGAAGGGCGCGTTCAACCACATGGACAAGGACGGTCAGCCGAAGATGTCCGAGGCGCTCGAAGCGCAGGCCATCGCCCGGTTCATGCGGGCCAACCCCGACTTCCACAAGGAAGGCGACCCCGTCAAGCGCCAGCAGATGCTCGACGACGCGCTCGGCGACGAGGAGCTGATGGCCCGATTCAGCAAGCCAACATCTGGCGGGTGGGCGAGCCTTGTGCCGAACTTCATCTCTGGCAACAAGCCGATGCTCCGCCAGGACAACATCCCGAACGCAGAGCTGCTGGCGAAGGGCAAGATCAGCGGCGCCATCGGCGGCGTCCGCGGCGCGCTGAGCCCAGACGCGGAGAAGGGCGACCGATTCTTCGACCCGGGCGACGGCTACGAAGCCGTGAACATGGGCGACCTGAGCGCACGCGCGCTGGCCCGCCTGGAGAAGCACCGCAAAGAAGCAGCCGAACGGCTGAGGAAGTAACTCATGGCGACCCTGCGCGACCTCGTCCCCGGACTCGATCAATCACTCGCGGGCCTGGTCCCAGGCTCTGGCCCCTCGCCCGTGCAGCAGGGGCTTCGTGGCCCGGCCACGGCCCTGATCGAGGATGAGGCGGAAGCCGCAGGCATGGGCCAGCTCCGCCGTGGCTTCACCACCGGGCGGCTCCAGGCAGACGCGAACGCGCTGGCCACTGATGAGTCTGCTGCCCGCGCTGCGGGCGACACTGCTGCAGCCGACGCACTGCGCCTGCGCATCGGCGGGCTCCAGCAGCGCGCCAAGACCTTCGCCCCCACCGAGCAGGACGTGACCCAGCTTGACTGGCAACCCGGGCGCATCCTCGATTACGGCCTCGCCACGATGGGGCAGGGCGCGGCGAGCATGACGGACCCGCTGGCCGTCGGCGTTGGTGCGAACGCTGCAGCCGGCGTGCTCGGCCTCATCCCTCACCCGCTGGCACAGGGCGGCGCGAAAGCGCTGCGTGCCGGCGGCATCCTGGGTGGCGGCTACCTGAACTACCGCCAGAACAAGGGCGAGTTCTACAACCAGGCAGTCGAAGATCCGACGCTGCTGGCCGGCAGGACCGCGCAGGAGATCGACCGGGCCGGCACGGGCCACGGCGTTGTGGCCGGCGCTCTGGACACCGCACTGCCGGCCTGGGCGGCGAACCGCATCGTGCCGGGCGGCACGAAGGTGCTGTCAGGGCTGGGCGGCGGGATGAAGGCCGCGCTCGGCCTGGGCGGCGAGGCAGTGACCGAGACACTGCAGGGCGAGAGCAAGCGCGGCATCCTGGGTCTCCTGAACCCGCAGCGCGACACCAGCGGCGACGCGGCGGAGCGCTGGAACGACGCCGTGGGTGGCGCCATCGGCGCGGCGCCGATCGTGGGCTTGAGCCACCTGGGCGACAAGGCGAACGCCCGCCTGGGCGTGAAGGACGACACCTCCAGCGACGACGTGAGCGGCGGCAAGACGATGCCCGGGGCACCGAAGCGCGAGAAGCTCACCGACTCCCTGAAGCGCGGCGCGGCGAAGTACACCGACGACGACGCAGCAGAGAAGTGGAACGAGACCCTGCAAGGGCTGCACAACCCCGACCAGGAAGTCGCCACGACCGAGCAGCACGCTGCCCTGCTGAAGGAGCTGGGCGGGCGCGCGGCAAAGGGCGACACCGTCGCGCAGCAGCACATCGACGCGCTGAACAAGCTCGACCCCGCGGACAGCGCCACGTGGTACGGCGCACCGCAGCGTGACGCCGCCTACGAGCACATCCTGGGCGACGGCACGGACCACGAGAAGGTCATCGAAGCCTACAAGGGCCGCAAGCTGAACGCGCAGGGCGGCAGCGACACGGCCCCGGTGCGGCTCGCGGCCAGCATCCTGAGTAGCTCGCTGCCCGAGAACGCCGACCAGGCGCTGCACGCGGAGGCGAAGGACATCGCCCGCGAGCTGGCCAGCTTCGCCGACGTGGCGGAAGGACGCGGCAAACTGCACGACCCGCTCAAGGCGCAGGGTGTGGCTCAGCGCATTGCTGACGTGTTCCCCGGCAAGACCGCCGCCGCGCTGGTGGCGAAGGTAGCTACGGCCATCGGCGTCGAGACCACCCCGCTGTTCAAGCAGCTCCAGCAGAACCTCGCCGGGGCGGCAGACATCGCGAACGTGAAGAAGAGCGGGCGTACCAGCCGCGCCGCCGTGGGCGATCAGCTCGTGGCCCTGATCCCCGCGAGCAAGCAGCTAGCCCTGCGCAACGAAGGTATCGACCTGACCAGCCCGGCCTACAAGGCAGCGCTGGTGGACTACGTCGAGCAGCTCGGCAAGGCGATCAGCTACGGCGCCACGGACAACAAGGGTGAGCCTATCGCCGTGTCCCCGTCGGCCTACGCGAAGCTGACAGCGAAGGTCGGCAGTGAGGCCGCGGTAGCGATGCTGGACATGGTGTCGCCCGGCAAGATCATCGAGAAGGAGTCGGACGCACCGAAAGAGAACGGCGGCGGGACGACCGGGCCGGCGAAGGAGAGCGACCGCGAAGGCGAGAAGCGCAGCGGTGGCTTGGGCGACGACCTGGAGATGGACGACTTCGACATCGACGCCGCGAAGAAGAGCATGGAGCGGGCGCCGGGGGCGAAGCTGTACCTGACGAAGGGCAAGCGCGGGATCGCCACTGCCGGCGACACCGAGGGTGCGCACCCGTTTGTCCGGGACAAGAAGACCGGCAACTTGCCGAAGCTCTCACTCGCTGACGACACGGACACGAAGTCCGGCTTCAACACGCTCGAAGCAATGGAAGAGCGCGCGTACGAGATGCTGACCGGCAAGCCGTGGGAGCCACTGCCAGGCGACGATCTGAAGGACATGGAGACCTACTGGACCTCCATGCAGAAGACAGTAGAAGAGGGCGGCACGAAGGTGACACGCCGCACGACGCAGGAGCTGTCGCCCGGCCAGTACATCAAGAACGACGACCCGAAGGCTCAGCCCGTGCTCGGCATCGGCAGCTTCCGCATCCGCCGCATCTCGGCGAAGGACGTGATGGACGACCGCGGCGTGGCCGCTGGCCGGCGCACGACGCTGCTGCGGCAGTATCTGGCGCAGGACGGTGTACTCGGCGAGGACGACCGGACCCTGACGCAGCTCGCCACGCTCAGCCGCAAGATTCGCGAGCTGACCGATGAGGCTCAGCCGCAGCCCGTGAAGCGCAACCCCCAAGCCGTGCCCCTGGCCGGTCAGGGCGTAGCCGAACTCGAAGAGCTGAAAGCCCAGCGCACCGAGGTGATCGCCAAGCTCGCCAAGAAGATCGGCGTCGAGGCGAAGGACGACGCCACCGTCGAAGACCTGGCGAACGCCTACTTCGGCCAGCGCTTCCTGATCACCGCCGAGCAGATGGCCGAGAAGGACCAGCTCCGCCTGAACCAGGCGGAGGTGCTGGCGATGATCCGCAAGGGCAACCAGTACATCAACAAGAGCACGGACCCGACGCTCGGCCCCTCGCCCGTCGAGGTGCAGGCGGACATGAACCTGATCCGCTTCCGCTCGAAGTCCGCGATCACGAAGAGCGACGAGAAGCGCGGCATCGCCGTGATCCCTGCCAGCGAGCTGGTGGCCTGGGTCTTCGCCAACCGCAACGACTACAAGGGCGTTGAGGGCGGAAAAGAGAGTGCGTTGGAGTACCGCAACGCGCTGATGGAAGGCATCGGCGCGCTGGCCGAGGGCGGCTACATGGACGCGCTGCCGTTCATGATCAACGCCGAAGGCAACATCGAGCGCTTCGGCTCGAAGAAGCATGGCGGGTTCCCGCCATCGCTGAAGCTGGGCGGCATGCGGCAGGCGGACCTGAACGAGGGCTCGAAGCGCATCGTCGCGGCGATTGTCGCCACGGACAAGGCGGAAAAGGAGATCCTCGACAAGATGACGCCGAAGCAGCGCGCCAAGTACGAGGCGGCTGCTGAGAAGAAGCGGAACGACGAGGTCGCCCGAGACCAGGAGAAGACTGAGAAGGTCAAGAACACGGACCCGGATGAGCTGGTGAGCGAAGGGCGCGAGCACAACCCGAAGACCGCTGCGCGCCCAGTCGCTCAGCGCTCGCTCGATCTCGTGCCACCGTCTAAGGGCGAAGCCGGGCCTCACCCTGTCCTCATGTCCACGCCGGCCAAGGAAGCCCCGCCTGCACGGTACTGGGACGCGCCTGCGGCAGAGCCGACGGAGCCGGCGGCGTTCACGAACCCTGAGTTCGACAACCCGCTGGGCACGCCCGACCGGCGGTTCGTGGGCGGCACCCAGATCCAGGGCGATCTGCCGGGCATGCCCGAAGCGCCCGGCCCGAACACCGGGGTCGAGCGCCCCTACACCACAGCCGTCGGCGTGTCCCGGCCCAGCCAGAAGGTGGACGAGAAGCGCTCAGGGCGCTTCCCCGTCGCCCCCGAGACCGTCGAGACCCGCCGCGACAACGTCGAGCGCACCCAGCTCGACTGGGACCTCAAGGCCCAGGACGGCGGGGTGCCGACGGACTTCACAGCCGCCCAGATGGCGAAGGCCGTCGCTGACGCGGCGCTGACAGAAGGCGAGACCCGCCCACTGACCCCGACGAACGCCACGGCCCGCGCGCCGGCCCTGGCGCGGGAGATCCTGTGGCAGCTCGACAGCTTCGACGGCCTGTTTGAGGGCAAGCGGGTGACGAGCGACGTGCCTGCCGACCCGCAGGGCGCCTTCCAGCGCATCCAGCGCCTCGTGGCGGCACTTTCTCGACCCGTCAGCACCACAGGTAGCCGCCCGGCCGGCGGGAGGCACTACGCGGCTCCCTTGGCCCTGATCCTGACTCCGGCGAACGTGAAGGTCCTGATCAGCAAGGCGCAGAACAAGGCCGCTGCCGGCCCGCGCCTGGAGCGCATGCGCGACAAGGTAGCACGAGCGCTGCTGCTGGCAGACGACAACGACCTGTCCCTGGCTGGGCGGGTGGTGGCTGCGCGGGCACTGCTGGGCAACGACGCCCTGACCAGCGCGACGATGAAGGCCCCGCTGAAGGTCATGGCTGACCGGGAAGAGAAGCGGCAGGCGGACGCGGCGGCGGACCAGCACCTCGAAGAGGTGGCGCGGAAAGCGAAGATTGCTGCGGTGCAGCAGAAGCGTTCAGCGAAGCCCATGCAGGCGAAGACTGAGGCGCCCGCAGAGGTCGACCTGTTCGGCCCTACGCCCAACGGGCGCCGCGCGCTGAAGACCGCGAGCATAGACACGCTGCTGAACGCCCGGGAGAAGGCCGTCAACCAGTTGCGCTACGACGACGCAGGCGTTGAGTACAACCCGGAACTCGATACGGATGCCGCAGTCATCCTTGCAACGCGCGTGGAAGCGCCGCCGGATGACGAGTTTTCGGCCGGGGTACTGCGAGCTATCGACGCTATCGACCACGAGATCAAGCGGCGTCGCGGCGAGGTGGGGACGCAGGCGAAGACCGAGCCGGCCAAGGTCAAGCTCAACGGCACGAGCGCCTACGTCGCCAAGGATCAAGCCAAGGCGGACAAGGCCAACAAGTTCATTGGGCGCGGCTCGGAGAGCAGCAGCACGGCCCAGTACGCCAAGGACTTCGGCCCCGCTGCCAACACCGGGACCTACGTCAGCACCGACCGCGTGTTCGTGTCCGCTGAGGGCAAGCGCGAAGGGCGCGTGAACCCTGACCGCGCGGAGCTGGACAAGGCGGTGGCCGCGGGCGTGACGTTCATCACCGACGACGCTCCGAACCGCGAGCGCGGCTACAACGTCGGTGAGCGGCAGATCGCGAAGTACCTGACCGAGAACGGCTACGCCGAGACGGCGCCGGGCGAGTGGATGAAGACTGAGGCCCCCGCCCAGACTCAGCGCTCCGTCCGCGACATGCCGATGAACTACAAGGACGGCACGAACGGCATGCGCATGCGCCCAGCGCTGGTCGGCAAGTCCACAATGGACCTGATCCGTGAGGGTGTCCGCACGGCCACGACCGGCGCGCTGGAGCGCTTCCGCGGTCTGAAGGTGGGCGACGTGTTCACGGTCGTGGGTGCAGACGACGAGCGCATCCAGGTGCGCATGACCCAGAACCCGCGCCCGGTGTCTGAGCTGACGCCGAGCGAGTGGGCCACGCCCGAGGGCTGGGCGACGGTGAACTACGCGAAGTACAAGGATGCATGGCAGATCAAGTACGAGCTGGTGAATAAGCCGGTTGCGACAGAGGCCCCGGCCCCCAAGCTCAACGCCATGCGCGGCCCGGCCCGGCCCACTCGCAAACTCAACGCCATGTCCGCGCGCATCCACAGCGAGCTGGGCCGGGCAGGATTCCCCGCCACGCACGACTCGCCGATCCGGCACGAAGGTCGGTTCGACTGGCGCGAGCACGCCATGAAGGGCGAGGGCGCCATGGTCAAGGGCGCCGGCACGTACCTCAGCACTTCTGAGAGCGTGAACAAATACTACAAGGGGATGTTCACGGCGAAAGTCGAACCCGAATACGACTACGTGGCGGCTGACCGCATCAATACTCAGTTCATCAAAGCCGTCGGCGCGCGGACTGAAGTCAGCAGCGACGCCGCGAAGATCGCCGTCGGCAAGGGCAAAGAAGAAGCCGTCGCCTTCGTTCAACGGACCCTGGACGAGCACCTCAAAGATGGGCCCGAGTCCACGATCTCGCAGGCCGAGTTCGATAAGTGGACAGAGCGCTACGAAAAATTGTTGAGGGCTATCAAAGCCATGCCGGAAAGCGAGATGCGTCCAAAGCGCATAGACGGGTTCCGAAACGACAAGTCCCCCACCTACGAAGTCTCCGTGAACATCCCGCAGGAGCAGCTCCTGAACTGGGACAAGCCGCTGAGCGAGCAGAGCACGAAGATGCAAGAGGTGGCGAAGAAGGTGGCGGGCGAAGGGAAGATCGCAGACCTCTCACTGAAATGGAAACAGGACGCCGACGATCTGTACACGGCAACTGACCCCGACACTTTCGCCATCTACACAATCCAGCAAGTCACCCCGAGCAAGTTCATCCTCACCGATGGGATCGAAGAGATCGTCGGGATATACAGCTCACTCGAACAAGCGAAGCACGAAGCCGAGAAAGTGACGTTCGCCGGGCCTGACTCCGACAGGAAGATACTCAACTACAGGGGCGAAGACTTCTACCGCGCGCTCTCGGACCACTTCGCTCCGGGCGACCGCGACACGGGCGACCGGCAGGCCAGCGACTACCTCCAAGCCGCTGGCATCCTGGGCCACCGCATGAAGGCCAGCGCCAAGGACGGCACGCAGAATCCAAACTACGTCATCTACGACGACAGCAAAATCACGACGAACTACGTTCACTTCAACGCCGAGACCGCGACCAAGGTCTCGTCGGACGCCGAAGTGGCCGAAGCCCTTGCCATGCTGAAGAAGACCCTCGGCCCGAAGATCATGGTCGAGGTCAGCAAGGACTTCCCGAATGCGGGCGAGTACCTCGAAGCTGAGCGGCTCATCAAGTTGTCCACGGTCATCGGCCCAGGCGTGCTCTCCGTGGCGTATCACGAGGCACTGCACGACGCCTGGGCCAACGTGCTGAAGAACCACCCCGGCGCACGTGAGGCGCTGAGCAAGGTGATGTCGAGCCCTACCATGCTGGCCCGTCTTCAGGACAAGCTGGCGAACGAACCCGATGCCCTGGCGGCTATCGCCGACGGTGCGCCGCACGCAGCCGAAGAGCGCGTCGCCTACGCCTACCAGTTCTGGGCCGCGGGCGAGCTGGACGTGGACAAGCCGGCGACGACTCTGTTCGCAAAATTCCGCAAGATGCTGCGCAAGGTGCTGGGCATGGTGCGCGAGAGCGAGACCGCGCTCGACATCATGACCGCCCTGCACGACGGCAAGCTGGCTGAGCCCAGCGCTGCCGGGCGCGTGCTCAAGGAGATCATGGCCCGCGAGACCTGGAACGCGGACGTGAAGCGCAAGTTCGACAAGGTGATCCAGAACAGCTTCGCTGCGATCGCACCGAGCAACGACGTGCTGCGCCGCGAGACCCTCAGCGGCACGGCCCGGCTGCTGGGCAAGATCATGTTCTCGAACCCGGGCGAAGAGGCTGCGGGCGGCGACCAGGGCTACCTGAACGCACGCAAGCAGAAGATCGCCCAGTACACGAACTACCTGCACGCAGCCCTGAAGGGGCTGAGCGAGCGCGATCTGGCCGAGGTGGCGAAGCAGCTCCAGCTCAAGACACCTCTGGAGCAGATCACCTACGCCCCAGTGCGCGACGCCGTCAAGGGTGTGCGTGCGCTGACGAAGCGGTACTACGAGTACGCCACCCAGAAGTCGCCGCACGGTGAGCCGGTGCTGAAGCTGGAGTTCCTCGGCGAAGACCACTACCCGCGCGTGTGGGACTTGCGCAAGCTCGTCGACGACGGTGACGGGCAGGCGAAGTTCATCGCCATGCTGCTGCAGCCGAAGTACAAGAAGCCCATGGCCGCTGCGATGGCGATGGCGAACGCAGGCCGCAAGGTCATGACCCCCGTAGAGGTGGGCATGGCGATGGTGCGGGGGGAGAAGATCAACGCCGCATACACCGCCGAGCAGATTGCCCTGAAGATGTACGAGCGCCTCGTCGAGAAGAACGGCGTGGACGACATGTCCGCGGACAGCGACCGCATGGACGACGAGCTGCTCGACCCGTTCTTCGCCAGCCAGAAGGAGCGCAGCTTCAAGTGGCTGGACGACGCGGATGTGGAGCCGTTCCTGGACAAGGACGTTGTCTCGGCGATGACCCGCTACCTACACCAAGGCATCCGCGCTGTGGAGTTCAGCCGGCGCTTCGGCGAGCGCGGCAAGTTCCTGCGCCCGCTGCTGGTTATGAAGGGCGACCCGGTGTTCAACTCCGAGACCGGCAAGGTCGAACCGGCGGAGACCCACGGGCGCATCGCCAGCGAGATGTACGAGAGCCTGAAGAAGGCCGGCACGAAGGGCAAGGAGGCGGACCTGATCGTCGCCCGGCACATGGACGACGTGCGCAAGGCAGTCGCCGCGCATGAAGGCTCTCTAGGCCACACGATCAGCCCGACATGGCGCAAGTTCAGCAGCGCGGCGATGGCCTACCAGAACCTGCGCCTGCTGCCGCTGAGCCTGTTCGCTGCGTTCGGCGACACGATCGGCATCGCAGCACGTTTCGGCGAAGGTGGCGGGAAGCTGGCTTTCCAGGCGTTCACGCAGGGCCTGCGTGACGTGTACGCCCGCTGGAAGGACGCCGCCAGCGACATGCCGGCTGAGCGCCAGAAGACGGTCTGGGAGAACATCGCCGAGATGGTCGGCGCGGTGGACAGCCACATGCTCCTGGAACAGATGGGCAACGCTGCTGCCAGCGAGTTCACGACGGACTGGGCACGCAAGGCGAACCGTGCGCTGTTCATGGCGAACGGCCTGACCGCCTGGGACCGCAGCATGCGGGTCTCAGCCACGAAGGCGGCGGTGCTCTTCCTTCAGCACCACGCCAGCCTGCCTGACAAGCAGCACAGCGCCCGCTGGCTCAAGGAGCTGGGGCTCAAGGTCGAGGACATCCCACTGGATGCCGACGGCAAGCTGATCTACGACCGGCACGTGCTGGCCGCGGAGAAGGGCATCTCCCTGGAGGACGCGACGAAGCAGGCCGAGAAGGTCCACTACGCCATCACCCGCTGGGTCGAGGGCGCGGTGCTGACGCCGACGGCAGGCCAGCGCCCGACCTGGGCGAGCGACCCACACTACGCGGTGCTCTTCCACCTGAAGCAGTTCACGTACAGCTTCCACCACACGATCCTGAAGCGGGCGTTCAACGAGGCGGGCCACGGGAACATGGCCCCGATCGGCGCGCTGATGATGGCTGTGCCAACGATGGTGGCTGCGGATCTGGTCAAGGGTGTCGTGGTGGGTGGTGGCTCGCTGCCAGCGTACATGCAGCAGTGGGACCTGGGCGATCACATGATGCACGGGTTCAACCGCGCCGGCCTGGGCGGCATCGGCCAGTTCGGCATCGACGGGCTGCGCGATCCGTTCAGTGTGCTGGGGCCGACGGTGCAGCAAGTATCGGAGTTCATCCTGAACCCGCTGGACATCGGGCACAACCTGCACAATGCAGTGCCGGGGGCTCGGTACATCAAGGGGCTCCCCGATCTGGCACGCGTGGCTGAGTGACCCCTTTCCCCGTGCCCCATTCCCAGTAGTAGAGAGAAAGAGAGAAGCCACCGCGAGGTGGCTTTGTTCTTGGCTATGAAGCGTGTCGGCGTAGAGCCTCTTCGTGTTCTGAGCCCACAGTGAAGCACCAGCAGCCGTCTGGGTAAGGTTCTGTGTGAAGAGGTTCCATGTGGAAGGCTCGGCCTTCGTCAATCATGGAGAGGGCCACGGCCTTGGCCCACTCGATGGTGGGCACCATCAAGAAGAACTTCCTGATGTTCGAGCTGGGCTGGATGACGGGGTCCACGGCCTACTCCCTGTGTGCGCGGTCGGCGTCGTCGATCAGGTCAGGCGCCTGGCGCCAACCTGTCCGTTTGCGGTAGAAGAACTTGTCCCAGACGAACAGGGCAAGAAGGATGATGAGGACGAGAAGGTATTCCACGTTCACTCGATGCTGATGAGGGTTGTTGACCAGGTGGCATCTGTCTCGATGCGCACGAAGCGGGTTTTGGGGTTGGTGGGGTCGGCAATGTAGCGGGAGACGATCGGGCCGTGTCTCAGCATGCTCTCGGCGTTTCGGCGCCGCTCACGTGAGGTGATCAGTCCATGCTCGTTGATCGCGTGCCGGGCCACCAGATCGTAGGGCAACCGCTTCAGCGTCATGCGCGCTTCGGGGGTGAGTTGAAGGGTGCCCAGGAGAAAGTTGGTCTGCATGAGGGCTTCTAGTATTCTGGTCGCCGCGACTACCTCTTATAGGAATCCTTCTTACTCTCTTCTCTTTTTTCTATAGGGTAAGTAAGTAGAAGAGTAGAAGAGTAGAAGAATAGGGTGATCTACATAGGTGGCCGCGGCCTTCCAGTCTGCTTCTGAACTGGCTCGAAAATTACGCAGTTTGCGCGTTCAGAAGGGCCAGCAGCCCTTGCTTGTTCGTCTCGAACTCCACCTCTTCCGTTGTAGGGCTTGCGCCGTGGTTTTCAGCCTTTGCCGCAGTGCGTGCTTTCGACGCGTCGGACGCCGACGATTGCCAGGTCGCGACCTTGCGGAATGCGCCCTTGGGGTCGTCAGCGCCAGTGGTGAAGGAGGTCTTGTAGAGCTTCATGTGGGGGTGCCTTTCAGGCAGTGGTTGGAAAAATTGCGAGCGTCGCGCACGACGTTCGCGATGGTGTGGTCGGTGTTCTTGGGGGAGCCGGCCATGGTGAGGGTGCGTTCTTCGCTGGTGGGTAGGCGTATCGTGAGTTTGGTGTGACCCTTGTGCTCTCGTCGCTGGACGATGCTCACCCCGATCTTGCTCAGCGCCCGTTGAACCTCACGGTCGAGCTTGTTCATGCCGGGGTGGTCTCCAGCGGCATGGTGCACGAGTCGCCATCGACGACCTCGGGCTTGGGAATCCAAATCCACGCCATCACGTAGGCGCCGCTGGGCGTCTCGCTGACGTAGGTGGGCTCGCCCAGCTCCAGCACACCGACCTCGTGGTGCTGCCGGGCCAGGACGACGTAGGGGTCGTTCTCGTCGGCAACGAAGGCGTGAATGCAGTCGGCGAGCGTAACGTCTGCGTCGTCGAGCACGGCGCGGAGGTCAGCAGGCTTGCAGGGCATAGTTAGTCTCCAAAGTGAAGAGCGGGTAACACTCATCGAGCGCGCAGCGGACCAGGTGGGCGGGCAGGTAACGGCCCAGCTCGTGGTAGCCGAGCACATAGCAGAAGTGCCGCACCGGCTTGAGCATCAGCAGCGTCGGGCTGACGTCGGTGAAGACTCGCTCGACGACACCGATGTGCCGGTGCATCACGGGTGTGTAAGGGTCACGCTTCTCGTGTTCACCGACGACGACCAGTGTGCCGATTGCGGGGATCACGCCCGGTCCTTCTTCAGTTCGTAGCGGTCGTTGCCTTCGTCCGGTTCGATGAGCAGCGCAGCTTCGCAGACTGGACACTCGCAGCGTGAGTGCAAGGTCGTCGGGGCGTCCACCACCTTGCGCCAGCGGAGCAGCAGCTCCTGGATCAGCGGGCTGTAGATCGCCGCTTCCTCGGCCTTGGCTTCGAGCACGTCGTCAGGCATGCCGGCGTACTTGGTGACGGTGTTCACTTCAGGGCCTCTTCAATCGCTTGATAAGCAATGTTCATCGAGAGTAGATGCCCGTGATCGTCCGTGAAGTTGCAGCGACGCGCTTGCTCGACGAGCTTGGCCATCATCTCGCGGTACGCGCCCAGCTTCAGGATCAGTTTCGCTACGTCAATCGGCCGCGCGCCGGCCTTGGGTGCGAGCTGCCAGTCCAGGACAATCAAGGACTCGGTGGGGATGTCGGCGCAGGCATTGACGCAGGCGATGATGCGCTCGGCCTCGACTTTGTCTGCTTCCTTGAAGACGACATCGCCAGTGGCCGACATGACTTCCCACCAGCCGCCGAAGCCAGTTTCAATGTGCCAGGGCGTCGGATAGTGTTCTCGTGGGGCATTCATGCTTACGCCCCCGCCGGCCGCAGGCCCAGGTAGACCGGGTGGCGCGGCTTGTCCTTCACACCGACGGGGAAGGACTTGTACTTGATGGTCGGTGCGTCCACAGACGCGTCGCGCAAAGTGAACCACGTCCACCAGTAGCGTCGGTCTTCAGCCGTGAACCCAGTGCCGATGTTGAACTCGACCCCGGTCTTCGCGTCGCGCACGATGAGCGCGCCCATCGTGCCCTTGCCGGTGAGACCGGCCTTCGCAGTGGAGCGCTTCGTGCGGCCCAGCTCATTTGTCTGCGCCTCGTTGCCGTTGTACATCTCTTCTTCGATGCCGATGACCACAGCCTCGCTGTCCACGAAGCGCTTGACCTTCAGCAGCTCGCCGCCCTTGGGTGTGGCGCGACCGAACTTGTAGAAGCCGGTCGGGCTGTTCACCATGACGCCCTCGTAGCCGGCGAGCACGCGGCTCGCCTCATAGGCGTCCAGCTCTTCGCGGTTGTGGATGATCGTGTGCTCGACCTGGACGACGTGCGGGTGGTTCAGCTCAGCGAGCTTCGTCTGGAGCAGCACCATGCGTGAGCTGAAGGGCAACGTCGGGTCGGCCCAGTAGTCGAACACGTACCACTTGAAATCGGGCGTCTTGTCGTCGGCCATGATGCCGCTGACGGTGTCGCGATAGCACGTGGGGCTGGTGGGTGGGCCGACGATCAGCTCGCCGTCCAGATGCTTGAACTTGGCGAAGTTGAACATGTTGTAGACATGCCGGCTCGGGATCTCTTTGAGCGTGCGGCTGAGCAGCCGGCCATCGACGTTCGAGGCACGGATGCCGTCGAGCTTCGGGCTGAGGTACAGCGGATACTCCAGCTTGTCGAGATCGGCAGGGCTGGCAAGCATGGGGCGGAAGGTGCGGCTCATGGGGTGTCCTCGATGACGGTGGGGTACTTCGCTTTGTCCTCGTCAGTGGCTGTGCCGGCGTCGATCCAGCCGATGCCAACCCACTCACGCTTCACGTTCCCGTCGATGACGACAGGGATGTTGTCCTCGTTGCCAGCGACCATCTTCCAGGTGGAAAGGTCGCTGCGTTTGACGGTGGCGCTCATGAGGTGATGCGCTTAGTGACGAGGGCGAGAGTGAGGCGTTGACAGGCGTCAGGATCACCTTTGTCGCCGTCGTAGACGAACCACTCACCGTCCTTGAACAGGTAGGCATACTCTTGGCCGGACTCGATGGCGAGGAAGGCTTCGACATTGGCGCTGGTCTTTGCCCCGCAGTCCTTCTCGTTGCGGTCTCGCCCATAGGCGACCGTGGTGCGCGGGGCCCTGTTGTCGTAGGAATGAGCTACGCCAGCAGGCGGTGTCAACTGTTCGTACAACGATGAGAGGTCACCCAAGGCGACGATAGCTTTGGCTGCGGTCAAGCTGTTGTGGTGCGTATGGAGCTGGTGGCCGACGCCGGCCTCGACGTAGCCGTCGTTGTGACAGTACACTGACTTGACCTCGCCGCTGGGAAGTAGGTAGCCGATCCGAGAGCGTGTGCTCATGTCTTGAGTCCTTGCATGACGCACCGCAATGCCTTGAGAGCGAGTGCGTCGTTGTTACGGGCCCGGCCTGTGACGAGGTTCATGGCGTCACTGGCACGGGAGAGGGGTGGGGTGAACGTGATGGGCAAGACCTGGGGGCGGGCCTTGCCGGTCTTCAGGTCGAAGACCTGAACTAGCTGCCAGCCTTGACTTCGAGCGGCGACGATTTCGTGGGGGTCGAGCACACTTTCTCCGTGATCAAAGCGGCAAGGGCCTTGCGGGTGAGAATTCGTCGTCGGAACTCCGAGGCGGGCAAAGGAGCCCAGTAGCCAGGCGGAAGGTACACGCCGCCTTCTTTGCAGCCGACGATGACAGCCACGTTGCGCCCTTCGTTGGCCCGATCGGTACCCCACTCGGCTTGAAGGGCACTGAGGTCAGGGACGACTAGCGTGGCGTCGCGCTTGGGCAGCACGACGAACTTGTACTCGATCCAAAGATCGGCGGAGTCTTCACCCTTGCCGCTATACCAGCAGTCGAACACACCGCCGACATACTCGTTGTGGTTCTTCATCCAGTACAGCGTCGCACGGTCCAGGTGGGCGTGGACGCTGTTGGTGAAGGTGGTCTCAGGCTTTGCGGCCATGGTTCTCGGCCTTCACCAGGTCAAGCTCCAGAGCCGCGAGAGCGTTCCAGGCGACCTGGGCGAGGTGTAGGCACTGAGTGTCTGCATCGACCTGTTCGCCACGCCCCAGAGCCAGCATATGGCGCACCATGGCGTCCATGTATCGCTCTTGCCCGTTGGGTACTTCCTTCCACCCGTTGGGGCTGTATTTGATGGCCCCCTTGGTGGTCACGTCGGCCACTGCTGCCAGGGCACGCGAAAAACCGCCGACGCAGAGCCACGCTCGGATCTTGCCGGCGTCGAGCTTGGCGCCCGGGGTGTTGGCCGGCACGCCGAAGGGGTCGGCCTCGGCGCGTCGGTCGGATGGGTGGGGTAGCTCTTGGCCAGTGAGCATGGCGCACCACGGGGCGTGCTTGCCTCCTGCGACGATGCAGTTGCACGGCGTGCTCACGTCTTCACCTTCTTCCCGTTCATCGCCGCGAAGATCGCCTGGATGAGTTGCGCCTGGTAGATCGCGTCCTGCAAGGCGTTGTGGTGCGTGCCCAGGCGCGGCACGGACACGTTCTTCGCCGCCGGCAGGTTCTTCAGCGTGCGCAGGCAGCGGTTGTTCCAGAACTTCCAGGGGATCGGGACAGTGGTCTGGGTGTAGGCCAAGGCCAGCATGGGCTGATCGAAGTCAGCCCCGTTGCCCCACATGAAGCTGTCGGTGCCGCCGAGCCAGTCGCTGAATTCGCACAGCGCAGTCTCCAGGCTCACCTTGTTCGGTTCATGGAACACCTTCTGCGCAGCAGGCGACTGTTTCGTCCACCACACCAGGGTGTCCTCCTGGATGCGGCGCTTGTAGTCCAGATTTGAGTCGATGCTGATGCAGCGGTAGAAGCCGCCATCGTCGATCTGGTTGGTGTCAGGATCGAAGCGCACGGCCCCGATTGACAGGATCACCGCGTCAGCCACGGTGCCGAGAGTTTCGAGGTCAACGGAGACGTGATTCAAAGCAGCTCCAAAGAGAAGGGAGAGGCCCCGCCTCGTGGCGGGGACTGTCGAAGCGAACCGAACGATCAGGCCGTGGCGGGCGCCGCCACCTTGGGGCCGCGCTTCGCCGGTTCGGCGGGCGTGGCAGCAAGCGCGGTGAGCTGACCGTTCAGCTTGTCGCGGCCCTTGCCGGCGGCGTCGAAGACCTTGGTGTGCTTCTTCGTCGCGGCGTCGAGCGCCTTCTGGGCGGTGGCGATCAGCTTGTCGCCTTCCTTCTGGGCGGCGGTCACGGTCTTGCTGGCCGTGGCGACCAGGGCGTCGGCCTGCTTCTTGGCGGCAGAGAGGGCCTTCGTCGCGGCTGCGACTTCGGTCTCACTGGTCTTGACGCCGGCGTTCACCAGCTTGAGGGCCTGCTTCAGGCCGGTCTCGGCCTGCTTCTTTTCGGCCACGGAGAGGATTTTCGAGGGAGCGCGTGCCATGGAATTTTTCCTTGAGTTGGCGGTTGTAGGACAGCTCGTTGAGTCGGACTGCCCGGGAAATGAGACGGTCCAGGATGGACTGCCTCCGCTGGCTTGATGCCTCCAGGTGAAGGCAGGCCAACACTTCTTCTTCAGTCAGTTCGTCGAGTGTCGAGGTCAGGCTCTTGTACGAGACGAGAGCCTGGTTGATGTAGTACCGGCGAACTGCCATGAAGTTTCAGTCAGTGAAGAGGGGCTTGCGCCCCGGGATCAGCGGCGCACTTGCGGGCGCTTCGGCGCGGCCTTGGCCGGGGCCTTCGCCACACCGTAGCCCGACACGTCGGGCTCGACAGCCAGCATGGCCTGCGCCTCGGCCTGACGCCCGAAGTGGTCGCCTAGGTTCGGGTTCGGCTGCGGGTCGCTGAACACCAGCTTCGGGTAGGTCTCGTTGGCGTCCAGGCCCACCTCGACGACCACGCCCGCGGGCACGGTCTGGAAGGTGCGCGCGACGCCGGCTACAAAGCCGTCGAAGCCACGGATGCCGGTCGGGCTCACGTTGAGCTGCCACAGCGGGGTCTCGGCATCGCCATCGGGCGGCAGCACGGCCAGCGAGCGCTCGTTCTTGCACGCCTTGCCCTTGCCCTTCGAGCCGAACATGTTCATCGGGCAGACGGCGCAGCTCGCGGCTTGGGGCAGCGGGCTGTTCGGGCTGGGCACCAGCTTGAGCGGGTTCGTGCCGATGGCGAAGCAGACGGGCGACTCGATGTTGTTCGCGTCGTAGTCGTTCTCGTAGAACATGTTGCGCGCCACGAAGTCCACCACCACCATCGGCACGGGGCCGGGGGTTGCGGTGCCGTCGGGCATGGTCATCTTGCCGGCTTGCAGCTTGATCTTGCTGCCGCCGGGCGGGGCGATGCGGTCACCGAGGGCGGCGATCTGAGCGGCAATGGCCTCCTTGATGGAGACGACGCCGCCAGCGCTGGGCTTGCGGACAGCGACGGAGGTGGAGGCCGGGCCGTTGGCCTGGAGGGGTTGAGCTTTCTTGGTAGCCATGTGTCGATCTTTCTTCGAGGTTCGAGATCAGGTGGACAGCGTGCGCAGGTTGATGCGACGCTTGAGGAAGGGCATGACGCCCGGGACGTGCTTCTTCGCCGTCTTCACGTCGAAGTCAGCGCCTGCGCCGTTGAGAGCGGCCAGAACTTCCTTGTAGGCGGCGTCAGAGACACGGCGGTGGAGGAGATGGAAATACTTCTTCTTGGCGATGAACTCGTAGAAAGCCTTCCAGCCTTCTTCGCCTTGGACATCCGCGGCGACGCTGTACGTGAAGGACAGAGACGCGGCCTTGCCGGTGGCCTTCTGGAGCCCGTCGGTGTCCATGACGGTCATCAGCTCCTCCTCGATCGCCTTCATGTCTTTGCCGAGTTTTTCGAGGGCGGTGTCGTGGACGCGCTTGGCTTCACGCAGCGCCCAGAGCTTGTCGATCAGAGTACCGACGGAGCGCGCAGAGGCGACCTTGACGGCGAGTTTGGGAGGGGCGGCAACAGCGACCATGTGTTCGGGCTCCTTGAACGGATCGTTAGAGAAAGTGTAATCTAAGTTCGATCTTAGATGTCGAAGGGTGAGAAAAATTTCAGGTGTGCACGCTCCACTTGTGTTCGAGGCCGGTCTTCTCCAGGCTGACGGTGAGGGCCGGAGAGCTGCCGTCCAGAGGCTGGCCGGGGCCACTGTAGATTAGCCCGCCGTTGAACCAGCGGGTGCCGTCGGGTTTCTTCATGAGGAACTCGAAGCTGTGCGGGGCGAAGTCGCGATGCAGCTCGACGGTGTTGTCACCTTCGCCGTAGCCGGCGAGGTAGTCGAGACGTTCGGTGAGCTGCTTGGCGCAGTTGTTCGCGACGGCCCACTGGAGGGTCATGAGAAAGTGGTCGGGGTCTTTGAACTCGATCATGTCGACTACTCCGCGCGTACGGTGAACCCGAAGGCCATCAGATCGGCCAGCAGGTTGGAAGTCGTCGCTAGTGGGTAGGGCTTGGCGATCTTAGGGATGTGCGGGGCCAGTTCAGGCAGGCGCTCCAACGCCTTCTCGACCGTGCGGACGCTGTTGAGCACGGCACGCAGTTGGCTCTTCGTTCGCAGGTACGCTTCAGCCAGCGCGGTTGCCTCAGCCGTCAGCTCCACGAAGTCGGCCTCGTGAACTTCGTCCTTGTGATGCGCGGTCGTGGGCACTGCGGGGTCGACCTGAACGCGATGCCCACCATAGTGCATGGTGGACTCGAATGCCTGATCGAGGATCTTGTGCGGGTTCCACTCTGCGTTGCCTGTCCAGACAGAGTCAGTCCACTGCAGCCACTCACGTGGCACCGTCTTTGAGAGGGCCACCAGCCCCGGAGGAGCGTCGCGCTCCAGCATGGCACACGCATGAGCACTAACGCGCTTCTCTAGCGCGTCACGTCGCTCCTGGAAAGTCGTCGAAGCGAGGACGCTGGAGACGATCTCGTCGATCATCGTCTTGTTGAGTCGTGTTGCCATGGGTGTTCCTATTGAGTGATCCGTTGAGTGACGATGTGGAGGGCCGCTTTGCGGAGTTGATCTGAGCCATAGCTCACTTGCTGTAGTTGAAGGCGTGTCCACCCTCGGAAGACAGCGGGAGGTCTTTGCACCAGTCGAGCGGTACGGTCATGCGCTTGAGCATCTTGGCCGACGCAGACGACGCCTGAGCCTTCTTGACGCAGGCCACCATCTCGTCGTGCGTGGTCATCACCATGCGCATCGACTTGCTGAGGTCGAGCATCTGGTACATGACGATGATGCGGGCCAGGGCCTGCACGATGTTCTCGCAGAGGAGACCGCCGTAGATTTTCTTGCGGATGGGCTGGCCCTTCAGCGTCGAGGCGTAGGTCCACTCGTCCCACCCCTTGTCGCCGACGACCTTTCTCAGGTCGGGGTAATGCAGCCGCATGCCGTTCGGCAACCAGATGCAGTCTTTCTCCCAGTTCAGTGGGCCGTGGCTGCCTTCGCGGCCAGCAGCCATGTCTTCGATGATGTTGTTGCAGATGTCCCAGCCCTTGGCGATCTTGTCGTTCTTGCGGCGGTAGGTCTGCACCCAGCGCTTCGCTTCTTCGAGCGTGATGAAGATGGGCGGGCCACCGAGCGCACCCTTCGCCAGGGTGATCTGGAGCTTGGTTGGCCCCATCTGGAAGCCGAGGCCGAGGGTCAGCACTTTGCCGACGAAGCGCTCAGTCTTGTCGTCCTTGGTGATCGTGCGCCCATAGATGAGCGAGGCCATCAGGCAGTATGGGTCGGCGCCGGTCTTCGCGTCGCTGGCCTTGAACGCAGCCAGGATGTCGTTCTGCTTCCAGAGCCATGCGTTGACCCGTGCCTCGATTTGGCCTGAGTCACCGACGGCCAGCTCGTAGCCAGGTGGGGCTTCGATGGACTCGCGCAGGGCGCCGCCACGCTTGAGGTTCTGCAGGTTCCGTTTGTCGCCGCCGCCCAGCCGGTGCGTGTGCGCGCGGCTGTAGGCGTAGTAGGCGGGCAGAGTGCCATGCTTCGCTGAGGTCAGCATGCGCTCGGCGCGGGTGATGTTCGTCGTGCTCTTGACGGCAATACGGGTGTCCACGAGCAGGCGCAGACGCTCGGACTTTGCTGTCATCTGCTTGATGCCCTCCGTGGTGTTCACGTCGGGCACAGCCGTCCAGCGCGTGGTGTCGTCAGGCAGGTTGACGAACTCCACGTCATCCTTGGCAAAGGCATAGGCCCATTTGCCGTCTTCGTCAGCCTCACGCGCAGCTTTGTCCTTCTTCATCCAGGCTGGGCTGAGCTTGACCGGCGGGTCCACGCCTTCTGCGATCAGCAGATCGGCGAAGCGGTTCGTGCTGCCCACGATGCGCTTGACGATCAGAATGTCGCGCTCCTTGCCTTCGAGTGCGCGTTCGACCTTTGTCTTGAGCACGGTCTTGTCGGTGTAGAACGGCTTCGGGTCGAGCACGGAGAGGAAGAGGGTCTCGCGTTCGGCCAGCTCGCGCGCCAGCTCGGCTTCGACGCGGGCCACGTTCACACGCAGGACCGGCTCGCAGAACATGCGGACCAGCACGTCGATGAGGTCGATCTCTTCGCTGGGCAGCGCGTAGACCATCTCTTGGAATACGCGCAGAGTCTCGTCGCCGTCGTTCAGGCAGTACGTCGAGGCTTCGGCATAAAGGGCCGGCGACCAAACGAGAATGCCTTTGGTCTTTTCGAGTACGTCGTGAATCTTGCCTGCTCCGCCGTAGAAGACTGAGACCTCATCCAGGCCGGCGCCGATTTCGTTGGAGTGGATGCCGCGGGCCATGGACAGAGTGTCGTAATAGAAACTCGGAACCACACCGTAGTGGTGGCTGAGAATGAGGCCGTCGAATTGGGTGTGGTGGCAGAGCAGGCCATGGGTGCCCCAGTTGATCTTGCGGAGTTCGGCTTTGATCTTGTTCGGCGGGATGATGCGGGCCGGCTTCAGGCCGACCTTCAGATACATCATCTGCGCCTTGAAGCGCGGGTCGCGGACGTATTCGGAAGTGGACAGTTTGGAAAGCGTGTAGTCCTGGTCGTAGTAGGTTTCTATGTCTACTACAACGAGTCTGTTCCAATCAACTTCTTTGGCTTGAAATGCAGGGCGGGCAAAATCCGGAGCGATGCGGCTAGTGACCTTACGAAGAGTGTTTTGCCAAGCGTTCATGTTTTGTTTCGTGAATTGGGCGTAAAGACTGCGTCGTACGTCAGTGTGTTTCGCCTGTGTCGCCAGAGGCGATGGTGTAGAGTCGTCGGCAGAATTCGTAGCTTTTCGGCCCACTCCCAAGTCTTGAGCGTCTGCCCTCGGTATGTAATGTTTAGGGTGTAGTTGCGGTTTCGAGATTGAGTTCGTTTGTCGGCCCAGCGGCAGTTGTTTCTTGAGTAGCTGCGTTTGTTGTCGCGACGATCTAAAGTTGTTCCGTCAGGACGAAGACCCATTGACGCTACAAAACCTTCATAGGTAAGCCACGATGAGGGAACAGTGATTCCTCTTGCACCGTAATAGGCAAAGTCTGTCGCGTTCGGGTTGAGGCAGCGGTTTTTCATCATCTGCCAAGACCGATAAGTAGGCTGATGTACGTTCTTCTTCACACCGCTGCCTCCTTCGCCGGGCGTTTGATCCTGTACGCCCCGGCAGTCAATGTCTCGAACATGCCGAGCAGGTTCGCCATGCGAGCGCCCTTGCCCATGCAGTTTGTGTAGGCCCAAGCGTCGGCCTCGCAGTCCTCGGCCAGGATGACGATGGTCTCGGTCTTCTGCGTCTGGCCAATGCGGCGCTGGCGTGAGGATGCCTGAATGAACAGGGCGGTGTCGTGCGTGGGCGAGGACCAGATCGTCGAGGTGCCACGGGTCAGAGTCTGCCCGTGGCCGACAGTTTTCGGGTGAGCGAACAGGGCGTCGAACTCGCCGTTCTGGTAGCGCTGCACGTAGGCTAGGCGGTCAGCGTCGCTGGTGCCGCCGTCGAAGACTGCGTACTTCAGGCCGCGCTTGTCGACTTCAGCGACGAGCAGATCACGCTGGTGCTTCCACATGAACAACACGAGCGGATGTACACGCTGTTCGACCAGGTCGAGGATCATCTCGTAGCGCCCAGTGTCGATGACATGGTACTGGTCAGGCGACGAGTAGACCGCACCGCTGGCGACTTGGAGTAGCTTTGTGGCCACAGCAGCAGCGTTGATGGCGGTGATGCCACCAGCCTTGCCCAGGTTCAAGAGCTGGGTCGCGGCCATCTCTTCATAGGCTCGGCGCTGAGTTGCCGACATCGTGTAGCTCAGCGTGTACTGGTGGTTCTCAGGGATGTCGGCGCAGTCGTCGAGCCGGTGGCGAATCGTGATGTCGGAGAGCAGGCTGAACACTGCTTCTTCGGCACCGTCCTTGTCCTGCCACTCGATCATCTTCGAGCCGTGGCCGACCTGGACGGGCGTGCACACGGACTGACGGAAGGGGAAGTACAGCTTGCCCAGGCGAGCGCCGCCATCGAGCAGCAGGGCCTGGTGCCATACGTCTATGATCGTGCGGCTGTTGGGCGTCGCAGTCATTGCGGCGCGGTAAGTGAAGTGCTTGACGATCTTGAAGATGGCTTTCGAGCGCTGGCTGTTGTAGTGCTTGAAGGCGTCGCTCTCATCCATGATGATCTCGCTGAAGCGGGCGAAGAACGCCTTCGGCTGCTTGGCGAGCCAGTTCACGGCATCATGGTTCGTGATGTAGGCGTCGGCCTTCGTGGCGAACGCCTCGGCGCGGTTGTTGGCGTTAGCGACGACGGTCTTCAGGCCAGGGGCGAACTTCTTGAAGTCCGCGGCCCACACGGAGCGCAACGTGGAGCGGATGCCGATGACGAGGGCACAGCCACCGCCTTTCTTGCGGCGTTTCTCGAAGGCCCAGATGCGCACAGCAGTCTTGCCTGTGCCGGCGTCGCTCATGTCGAAGACGATGGGCGTCTTGTCGTTGTGCTTGAGGCTGACGACCTGGTGCTTGAATGGCTTGTAGATCATGGCTTGAAGGTAAGGGCGCGGTTGAGGCGATAGACCCAGTCTTTCGCCCAGATGTCTTTCTCGATCTGTTCGATGAATTCGAGAGGAAAGCCGTACATCTGGGCGATGCGGCTCAGAGACAACTTGCAGCAGCGGATGTGTGCCTCAATGGCGGGCGTGTCTCGGATGCGTCGCACCGTGTAATCGGTTTGGTTGGATACGTCGTCGCGTTTTGCTCGACGAGCAGTGAGGTTCAACGGGGCCTGCGCACGTGAGCCGCCGGCACCATGAAACACGTACGACTTCATGAGGTGATCCTCTCGGTGACGCGTTGAAGCTGGTACGCATCGATCAGCTTCTGGCAGGCAGCGTCAGGGTCGTCGAGACCAGTGTTCATCTTCAGCCAGGCAAGTTCACTTGCCTGGATGCCTTCATGGTTGTGGAGGCGAATGAGCAGGCTGGCGGCGAAGCCGCCTGCATAGGCGACGAACTGATCAGACTGCTCGACCTCGACGAAGTCTTTGGTGACGCCGGCCTCGTTCTCGCCCCAGACACTCATCGCTGCACTCCGACCTGGCATTGCCCCCCGTTCCACGGCCCGTACTGGCACCACTTGCACGAGTACACGTTCGGGTTGGGCGGGAAGTCGGTGCAGTCGGTGACCGCGTGACCGCGGCGGTCGAAATTCGGCTTGAAGCGCAGAATTTGCGCGCGGGTGAAGGTAGCAGAGGTCAGCTCCTTCACGTCGAGATACCACAGCTCGGTGGTGACCTCTTCGATCTCGGGGTAGCGCAGCACGGCGTTGAGGGCGTAGAGCTGGGTCTGCTCAGCGTGTTTGACCTCGTTGCCGAAGCGCTTGCCTGACTTGTAGTCGATGACGATGGCTGAGTGCTTGTTGGGCAGCACGATGGCGTCCACCTTCGAGCGGTGCCAGCCGGTGCGCCAGTCCGTTGGCATCCAGTCCCGGTCTACGGCCCATTCGCCTTCGAGGCTGACGATGCCGGAAGGGTAGAGGCGGCGGAGGTGGTCGAACTCCTGGGCGAACTCGCGCATCTCAGGGATCTGGGCATCTACCTTGCCGGTGACGTAGTCTTCAGCGTGCTGGTGGATGCGGGTGCCGCGGTCGTTGGCGTGCTCGGTCTGACCAGGCTTGAGGGGGCGTTCAGGTTCGGGGATTTTCTGGTCGTGCTTGAGCCAGGCCAGGAACTTGCACTTCTCGAAGTCGCCGAGCTTCGAGTGACTCCAGCTTGAGATGGTCATGATCGCCTTGTGTTGTTGGATCGAACTACGATCTTAGATCAGAGCGCCCGACTCTTCAAATTCGTAGGTGCTGTCTGAGAAGAATTCGTCGATGTGCTCGTCGGAGGTGAGGTAGTCGTTCTCAGCTTTGAGCTGGGAGTAGATCCAGTCGGCGAAGGCGCGCATGAGGCGAGTGAGTTCTGCGTCGTCCTTGATGTCTGGGCTGACACCATCTTCTTCGTCGACGTACGTGACATCGACATCCATCGTGTGTGAATGATAATATCCAGAACCACCAAGTTTGATGGTTGCTTCGAGCAGTCGCCCATGTTTGAGTCGGGTTGAGACTTGAAGCAGAGCGAGCTGTTCGGCGATTCGATGAAGTTCGCTATCTGTGACGAACTCGTTAGCGATTTGATCGACAGCTTCGGACCCAGATCTGGGCGAGTACCGCCCTTCAAACGAAGCACCGTCGCCCTGGCTACAAAAACCACTGAAGTAGATGCGGGGGTCAAGACGAACATTGCCGTTTCGTAGCGTGACGGGCTTGGTGTCGATGGTGATGCCGAGCACCTCTGCTGCTTCAACCGCTTGCTCATAGACAGCATCCCACCAGTCGTAATGGAGGTCGTGGTCTCGGTACGCGTCGCGTGCGCGTTCCTTCGCCTTGTCACTCGGCTCGTCGAACTTGTAGACCGTGCGCTCGATGATGCAGGGCATGGCTCCTCCTACACGTCAATCTTGATCGTTTCGCCAAAGGGCGCGACCACGTCGGTGGTCATCACCCACATGACGGGGTAAGGTGGTGGCTCCTTCGGGAATGGTCCCTCACCGTCGGTGAGGTAGATGAAGCAGGCCGGCTTGAGGTCGTTCTTCTTGACGTACTCGAACGGCGGGCGGAAGTCCGTACCGCCACGACCAGGCATCTTGAATTCGGGCACCTGGTACTCGTCGTACGTGTCCACCTTCTGCACGCGCGCGTCGCAGTAGATGTTGACCATCTCTTGCGGCTTGGCCATCAGCTTGATGGCGTTAATCTCGCTACCGAAGGCGTCGAGCTGGAACTGATCGACGGAGCCGCTGGTGTCGATGCTGTTGATGATGCGGCCCATGGCCTCGTTGTGCAGGCTCGGCAGGTAGTAGCCGAAGGGCACCATGCGGCGTTGTGGCCGGCTCCAGGAGAAGTCGGTCTTCGCGTGCAGCATGGCGAAGCGGCGCAAGCGCTCGCGCCAGTTCAGTTTGCCGCTGGTCAGCTTCTCGACGAAGCTGGTCATCGAGCCGGGCAGTTTGCCCTGCTTCTTCGCCTCGGTCGCAGCCTGAATGCCGGCGATCTTCCACTCGACAGCATTCGCTTCAATGGCCGAAGGGTCGCCGGGCTTGAGTGAATCGAGCGCGCCTTGACCCTTACCATTCTTCGCGCCGCCGCCGGGCGGCATGTCAGGCAGCAAGGTGTAGATGTGATCGGCGGACATGCCATCGAAAGCCTGGTCGTAGAGCCAGGTCTCGCCGATCTTCATGCCGTCGTTCTTGATGTTCGCGTTGACGACGTAGTCGATGGCGTGATTCCACTTGTCGGGATCGCGCGGGCCGCAGCGGTCGATGTGATCGAGCAGTGCATGCTGGACTTCGTGGCAGACCGCCGACATCTGGAGTTCTTCGTCGAGTTCGAGGAAGAACGTGGGGTTGTAGTAGATGGTCGTATTGCTCACGCACAGCGTCTTGATTGACGGGTCCTCTTCAATCGCCAGGCGCAGGGCCAGGATGCCGTAGAACGGCTGGTCGATGTAGAGCGCCGTGCGGGCACGAATCATCGCAGTGTGAGCAGCCTTGTTCACTGGTATGCCTTCATCTTGGCCAGGATGGCGTCCGCGGCGTCTGCGGTCTTGGTGCGGGTCTGGGCGTTGGCGCGCAGCGCGTTCGGGCTGGGCAGCATGGCGTCCAGTTCTTGGCGCAGCTCTTCGAGGATCGGATCGCCGGTGAGGTTGAGTGCTGGCAGGCAGGCCACCAGGTCACGAGCATTCGTGATCAGGGTGTCGAAGATGCGCGGATCTTCCTTGCGCAGCGTAGTGCTGATGTGGCCGACGACATCCTGCACGCGCGTGTAGCACTCACGCATAGCCGCTTGGAACTTGGCGTCGTTCTCGGCAGTGAGTTGTTCACGGATCAGCGCTGTGGCCTCGTCGCCTACGTTGACGCGGAAGTCGTCGGCGCTGGGGATGGGCTTGAGGCTGATGCGGATGTCGAACTTGTCCGCGATCTGAGCGACCGTCGGGAAGTCCTTGGGGTTGTAGAGCGTGCCCAGGCGCTTCGGCGCAGCAGCCAGAAGCTGCGGATAGAGCGCGACGAAGTCCTTGCGAAGCTTCTCGTCGGCCAGGCGCATGTGCTTGATGCCTGACGTGTACTCCTGGTACAGGGCTGACGGCAGGAGCCGGTCGCTGTTGTTATCCCACGGCAAGGTCAGCTTGTTGTGGAACGCGCGCATGGCGCTCGCGCTGGCCGTGAGCGGCTTGAGGTGGGCACGGTCCACGAGGGTCTTGCGGAAGTCGCCGCTGTCGCTCGTGGCGTTGTGGGCTTGGGTCACTTCACGAGTGACCTTGCTGTCGATGCGCTGTGCTGTCCACCGGGAGATGGACAGATTGGCGAGCATGGCTTTGTTTTGCAGCATGTGGACTCCTTATTGGGTGCGGTCTCTCCCGCCGTCACACGAAATTTCTTGTGCTGTTGCTTGACGTAAGGGTTGGCTACCTTCTCGCCTCACACTGGTGAATCGTGTATTACCGCTGCTAGGGTGGGCGAACTGCACAGTGCTGGGGAGCGGTCCTACCGACTCACTGTCACGGCACCCGTTGTTAAGGGATGCTGGAGATTCGTTCCGGCTTCAGCCAGACTCGCCCCTACGTGCTCAGGTCTTCGATCCGCTATAGCAGGGTGTGCAGTTCACCCATTGAACTTAATTTCGTTGCGCTCCGACTGGAGTGAGACAAGCGTCTTTGATTGACCAGCCCATCCTCAGACGAGTGATGATTAGCGTGTCGCAGCCACCAAGTTCCCGTGTCCAATCGATCATCAGTTGTGTGCGTCCGCCGGCGGTGAGCTTGCGGTTGTGGCGAGTATTGCGATGCTGTTCGAGGGGCGTAGCCCAGTAGCAGTTGGCTGGGCTGTAGTCCTTGTTGTTGTTCCGTCGGTCAATAGACGTATTCGGCGGACGCTCTCCCATGTCGTGAAGGAACAATTCAAAGTCATCCCACCGTTTGCAGACCTTGATGCCACGTCCACCGTAGTGTTTGAAGTCTTTTGACCGTGGGTTGTTGCAACGATCACGCATGTTCGTCCACACCCTGTGCAGTGGCGAGCCAGTCAGACCATGTGTACGGCGGATGCAGCCGCACGAAGTTACTGCTCCTGTTCGCAGGCTTTTGCTATCAGTCGTTTTGAACTTGAAGCAACTGCAAAGACAGATCCAAGATACTCGGCCGTTGTAATGAGGGGCCTGGGCCACAACGGTTAGACGGCCGAAAGTCTCGCCTACGAGATGGACGGGGTCAGACATATGCACCTCTAAGTTAGAGCTTAGAGTGTAAGACAGAAAAGGTAGGAGCGCAAACCCCCAACTACACGAGAATGTCTTGATTCGCCAATCCCCATTTTGCGTACCTCCCCGTGCTCAGGATGTTCTTGTCGCGCGCCGTGGCGGCGCGGACGAAGGCCACCTGGATCTCGCGGCTCAGCCGTTCGACGTAGTCCATGACACGGTCGAAGTTGCTGGCCTTGGTCTTGTCGCTCAGCGTCATGACCACCGCGTGGGTGACAGGCGTGGAGCCCGGCAGTTGTGCACGCTTCGGATCCATCATGATGCTGTCGATGTCAGGCATGTCCTTGATGTCGCGGACGAAGCCGGTGAACTCGCCAGCGGCGCCTTCACCCACGGTGCCCTTGATCAGCTCGAACTTCTCACCGGCGGTGTAGTCGCGCTTGTAGATGCGGTCCACGCCGTACCAGGCGCGCGGCGTCGGGAAGCAGCGCGGGTTCGCCGTGGTGTCGAAGGCGTGCAAAGCGTGGGTTTTCAGCTTGATGAAGGCACGGATGTGCGGGTGAATATCGTCGTCCGCTGCACGCATCAGCCAGTCGGTGGAATCCACCTCGTAGTCGATGTGCAGGAAGCGGTTCGCCAGCGGCGCGGCCATCTGGTACGTGATGCCTCGGTCGCCCTGATTGTTGCCAGCGGCCACGATGCTCCAGTTGTCGGGCAGTTCGTACTGGCCGATGCGGCGGTCGAGGATGAGCTGGTAGCAGGCGCTGGCCACAGCGGGCATGCCTCCGTTCATCTCGTCGAGGAACAGGACACCAGGAGCGTCGCCCTTGCGCGGCAGGAAGTCGGCGGGCAACCACTCCATCTGCTTCTTCTTCGTGTCGGGCATGGGGAAGCCGCGGAGGTCGATGCTGTCGAGCTGGCTCACGCGCACATCGGCGAGTGAGCGCTTCGTGGCCTGAGCGATCTGGCTGACGACGCTGGACTTGCCGGCGCCCGACGGCCCCCAGATGAAGACGGGTTGCCGATCGTCGAGTAGCTTAGGGAGGACATGAGCAAGAATGGAGGGTTTCACGGATTTGGTTTCCTTGGGTGGGTTGTAGGTGGCGACGAGATAGCCGATGCCGAAGAACAGTGCGGCGACGAAAGCGAAGGTGCCGACGACGATCAGCAGCAGAACGCGGAATTGCTTGGTGCGGGACAGGGGAAGGAAGAGAGGCCGGCCGATTTCTTCCTCGTAGCTTTGGTTTTGGTTCATAGGCTACTCTTTGTTGTCAAGTGGGTTGGTGTACCACTGCATTAAAAATCTCCCGACGCTACCTGGGCGCAGACGATGCCGTTGCGCCGCCACATATCGACGACGCGCTGGCGGTCGTCGAACACCATGACGAGGCGAGCGCGGTCTTCGGGGCTCATGGCGTGGAGCCAGGATTCCTTGAGCTGGTCATCGGGCGTGTAGTCGCCGGCGGGGCGCATCTTGACCAGCATATCGAACGGACCTGTGTACTTAAGGGAGACGTTCTGGTCAATCCAATCGAGTGTTTGTTCCCGCACAGTTTCCATGCGGCCTGACCAGATCCAAATCTCGGTCTTGAGACAAGACAACGCCCAAACGATGTTAATGACCGGCTGAATCGGCGTATCGCCCACGCACGCGGCGTGGAAGGCGTCCCAGTTGGGCTTGAATGGGTGTTTGGCGCCACAAATGCACGTCGCTCGATCATTCGAGTTCCAGCAGGACAGACACCTGACACTTGGCCGCTCAACGAAGTGCCGGCGATGCTTCAGATCCGCGAGCGTGCCGTCGAGGTCGAAGATGTAGAGGGGTGTGGTGTTCATGACGCCGTCCGAAGTTTGTGGTTCATGCATTTGACATGGTTGACTGCGTTCCACCAGTCGCGCGCGTTGACGGGCTGTTTGTCGGAAGTGACGTGCCAGCGACCGCGTTTGAAGTAGAAGCGAATCATGCTTCCTTCTTCCTCTCGCCACGTTGACGCGCAGGGCGTGCATCTGCCAGCCGGTCCAGTGGAATCTCGACGCCGCCACGATGCACGAAGACAGCGTAGGGCCCGGCCTGCCGGCGCGCTGCGCGGATGATGCGGTATGCCAGTTCGGCGGTGCCTGCCAGGGTGGTGTACGTCCAGCGCTGCACCAGGGTGCCGTAGGGGCGGTGCAGTTCGACCACGTAGGGTGCGCTCATGGTTGACCCTTCACCCACGCTATTGCAGCCAATACCCTGGCGTTGTGAGCTCCGTATTCCGCAAGAATCTCGGCGCGCGTCTGGTCGCTTTGGCCGTACTTTTGCGCCATCTGTTCGGGTGTGCAGTTCCTGAACGCAGCGCGGGCGCGGTACAGGTCATCGCCGAGCATTTGCTCCAGCGCTCGAATTGCTAGTTGCTTATGTTCGTTCATCTTCCCTCCTCTTGCGTTGGATGGCGGCTGCTAGCTTGCGGAAGTCGTGCCTGGGTTGCTTGGGCGCTAAGCCCTTCAGCTGCATCGCCAGCCGGTGTGGGATCGGCGTGTTACCACGCGCGTTGTTGCATGGCTTGCATGCCAGCTTGAAGTTCGACTCGACATCGCGTCCGCCCTTGCTCTTGGGCTGCAGGTGGTCGACCGTGGCCGTGCTGCGGAACAACTGGCAGTTGCACATCCAGCACCAGCGCGGCTTGCGCCCCTCGAACTGCTTGTCAAGGTACTCGGTCGGTCTCAAGCCCCAACTCCCACACGCTGTTCGGGCCGCGCTTCTTGATTGGCGCCGCCTCCTTGGCAGGGACGATCTGTCGCTTCAACGGCAGCAGGTCAGCTGCGTCGATCTTCTCCAGGGCACGCTGCTCACACTTCTGCCTTGCTCGCAGCTCGGCGTAGGCTGCGCGGTCGGCGTACAACAACTCGATTCGACGTGCGACGGTGCCGGGCGGACCCCAGTAGATACCTCGACCACGCCTACGTGTGCGTTCGACGAGCTTGCGCTTCTCCAGAGTGACCAGGATGTGGCGGATGACACCGGGCGTGAGGTTGAGCTTTGCTGAAAGGTCGCTGACCTTGAGGCCGTCGGTCCCGACTTCGACAAGGGCGGCGTGGACGAGGTCGGTGTGGGTCATGTCAGCGAATCTTTCGGCATATTCTCCAGCGCTTTCGCAGGGTAAATCTGCACACTGCCTGGGTGGGCGTCGGACTCCACGGCATAGCCATCGGGCGTCAACGTCGTGCAGTATTCGCCCACCACGCGGCCCTGCCATGCAGACCCGCTGCGCTTACGCACACGGTCGCCACGGTTGAACGTGGGCTGCGGATGCTGGGCCTGAGGTGCTGCGTATAGCGGAACAACACGCCCACCAAAGTATTCGTCTGGCTCCCCGGTGTCAGCCCTAAATTCGCTGGGCGGCTCCGCGCCAACGTAACTGCACTTCGGATTCTTGGGGTGCCATACCTTGTACGCCACCGGCTCAGACTGCGGCTCGGTCTTCCCAGTGGCAAGCATCCGGTCTATTTCGGCAACTACCTTGGCCGGGCAGTCCCGGTCATACTGCCAAGTCACGACCAGCATGCGCAGGTCTTCCAGTTGTTGGGTTACTGTGGCGTTCATTTCGTCTTCTCGCAGTTCTTGGCGTCGTCAGCGTGCTGGCAGATGTCAGTGCCCTGCCTGTCGCACCATGGGCACGTCATTGATTCCAGCGCAGTGCTGCAGTCTTCCCACATCCAATCGTTTTGAGCGGCAGGCTCAGACTTAGGCTGCTCTAGGGCGTCACGTTCTGCGCACGCCTTTCCGTCTGCAAGGCCGGCGGTGTAGCCGGCGATGAAGTCGGGGCGCTCCTTCAGAGGCTGTAGGGCGTGACCATTGCGCCATTCGTCGATCTCTGCTTGCTGTGCAGCAACCACCTCACTCGCACTGCAATTCATCGGACTGCGCGGCAAGCGTTCCTGCCAGGGCTTCACGAACCGTGGTTGCTGGGCCTGTGGCACTTGCAGGGCAGCGATCCACTCATCGCCAATACTTCCAAGATCGTTTTCTCGGATGTAGCAGATGATTTCTCGTATGGTGCGAGACTGTGCCCCCGGCTCAGGCTGCGGCTCGGCTTGTTTGCATTTGCCCTCCGCTGCACACGGCTTGCAGACCAGCCAAGGACTGTCGTTGTCAGCACATTCGTGGACAGGCTGCGGCTCGGCCAGGGCGGCGCGGAGTGCTTCGGCATGCTCCCTAATGTCGTCATCGCATGCGCCTGTTTTACGCCAGCGGCGGTCAAGGAAATCTTCTGCCGCCTGCGCGGCTGTTCTCAGTTGCTCAGTCATCACTCAATCTCCCGTGAAGGTTGACCGGCGGACCCACGTCCACCGGCTTGATCGGGCAGCGCTCGGTGCTGCACTCCCAGTACCCGCTGGACACGGCGCGCAAAGCGCTGCCGGTGCGCTTGCACTTAGGGCATGTGTCGGGCAGCTTCAGGCCCGTGTAGACCGGGCCATCGAGGGGGTGAGATTGGGTCATGAGTGCCTCGGCTCGTAGCGCGCCGCGTGCGGCCCGCAGGCGCCGGCAGGATGGCGAGCGTCGATGCAGTAGCCGTACTCCACGCCCTTGGGGCCGCCCTTGCCGTGCGGATTGGGCTGAATCTTGCAGCGCTCAGCGTCCCTAGTGCCGCCGTCGTACATGTGGTGCGCGCAGGC